AATATATCTGAAAAGCATTTCTGCAATTTACTCAAAAAATCTTCATTTTAACCTTGACTTTTAATAGTTAGACTTTCCATAAAAAAAAGTGATCTCCATTTCAGAAACCACTAATCAAAAAAAATATCAAATAAAGTTGCTATTTTGGTATTTATGAGTGATTAATAGACTACACAAAATAACCAAAAGGAGATTAAAAATATGAAGAAAAATACCAAAATCCAATATGCCAGCCGCTATTCCGGAAATCACTACAGTTACGTTCCCAAAATTCAACTGCAAGGAAAATGGCTTGAAAAAATAGGTTTTTCCATAGGCGATACAGTTGCAGTAGAATATAGTGATTATGCAATTATCATTCGCCCATTAACATCTGAAGAAAAACATGAACTCACATATACACAACTTGAAAAAAATATAAAAAAGCAAACTGCAATTTTAGAAACTTTAAAAGTTGCTGAAAACTCAGATTGCTATAATCAATAGAAATCTATTCTTCCTCTGACAATGTATACGTTACTTTCATAGTTTTGTCTGCCGTCTTGAAAACAGGCGAATCCAGATTATTAATGGTTGCCAGATAGTCTGTTCTCATAGCAAATGTCCCGTTTCCAGATCCACCTGTCAGGTAATATGTCATCGGAACTCCCTTCACTGGAACATACTGTCTGTAACTAGAATCATACAATCCATAGGATTCTGGGTACTTCATCGTAAAAGAATCTGTGTCTACAACATAAAGGGCATATGTTCCTGAATACCCTGATGGATTTTCCAGATAAAGCTTTCCATCCCTTGCCAGCATTGGATATACCGCTCTCAGAGCTGCCGATTCTGGAAGCTGTTTTACATTAGCGGAATTTCCTATCTGCTGCCTATAATAGTGATGATCACTCAGACTGCTGTTTTTGAAGTAAATATACCCTTCATAACAGTAAGTGTCATACCGATTGTACCCGATTCTTGCCGATACTCCAGTCTTGTTCGTCATCACATACTGCTTTACCGCATTTTCGTTTGCCAGATCCACTTCCGTAATAATGTAACTTCCGTTGTTGGAAACATAATTTGAGGATGCTGTCACAATATAGAGTCTGTCCGTTTCTTCTTCATAATTGTAAGAAAAATACTGTACATTGATAGCAGTACTTAAAGAAACGGTCTGCTCATCAAGCAAGGTCCTTGATGCCCCTGGGTTTTCAAACATTGAAATTGTATTGATGTTTGCCCTGTACCGACTTATCTTAACTGAGTTTGTACTCATAATTGTAAAATAATACACACTGTCATTTTCCGCATCTATCTTGATAATCCATCGATATCCATTTCCATATGTTGTATAGGCAGTGGTTCTGTCATAGGCATTAATACCACTGCTACCTCCAGTATATTTCAAAAGTCCACTTCCAATATTTGTAAAAAACGGATACAGTCCCTTCACCGGATCTGTATCCGTTCCCCGATTCCCGTATCCACCATAAGCATGTGTCAGAGCAACAGCAGCAATCGTTCCATTGGCTTCTGCTGTATCAAAATCATACACATACTTGATTTTTCGGTTCACAACATCTATTTCTGTCTCCGTTGCATTATAACTGCCACGAATCGTCTGATTCGAACTATTCTGTTTATCAAACACTGCACATCCCGTCTGTTCGACATTCCTTGGTAGATACAGATTATCTACATTTGCGGTTAAAGGTTTATTTAAAAGCAGCAGACCGCCAGTTAATGTTTTATAAAAATTCACATACTTTTCCGTCAGCATCGGATCTGCTGATTTAATATATCCAAGCGGATTAAAAATATGCTGGAGTGCATTCGTCACCATGTTATCTTTTTCAACAACATCCACATTACCTGTACGCACATCCTTCATTTCAATTTTTGTTTTGCCTTTTAACATTCCTCTTCTCCCTTCATTCTTTCAAAAGCTCTGTATCTCCAGTTAGTCCTTTCATTGACATAGCTGAATTTTTCATAATAAATACTGCCACCCGATCAGAATAATCCTTTACGTTTTCTTTCTGCATGGAAATTGCCACAGAATCACTCAACAGTTTCATATTCATAACAGATTCCACCATTGTAAATGCATTAATACGCTCTTCCATCACAATCTTTCCATCCCATTCGGTATATCCACTTGCAATGCCTGATCCGCATACTGCTGCTTTACAGTTTGCCGGAGCCACCGTAGCCGTTCCACCAGAAACAGACATATATACTTCTAACCGTTTTGCACTGTTTGCTCCTAAACTTCCAAGCGGATACAGCATAGAAAAAATATTTTCTCCATCCACAGCTTTCTGTAATGGGGTATAATCCTCCAACCAGATATCATCCAACTTATACCTGAATCGGACAACCGGGTACTTTTTCCTAGGCACCGGAACTTCCACTGATTCCTCAATCATTTCATAGGAAATCTCCGGAATAGCAGTTTCTATATCTCCTGATTTTCCGTCCACTGTCTGTTTTGCGATTGCTGCTGCACGTTCAACAATGCTGTCTATCATCGGCACCTGATGGCTCACCGTGTAGCTTTCTATCACTGTTTCATCTTCTGCTTTTATCACGCAGTTTACATTTCCTAAAAACACTGCACTAGTAGACTCAATCGAAGCAAAAGTTACATCCACAATCCGAATTTCTTCCTCTCCGATAATAAACTCTGATGCATTCTCGTAAGCACAAATCACAAACTTACTTACCTCTACCTGGTTTAAAAGTCCAATAATATTCTTGTCAGCCTTACTCTTTGACGATGCAAGAAGCGGATTCTTTCCAACCCCTTTTAACGTCTGTTTTCCATTAATCCGGCAAGTAATTCCTGTAATACAACTGATTTTCTTATCATCTGCATGTCCTTCTGAAAATCGTACCACATCCATCGGATCTAATGCTGGGTTACCGATTGTCTCCGAATCAAAAGGAACATAATTTACTACAGAAATGGCATTCAAAATATTTGTTATGATTTCCTCTCTCGTTTTCTGCATACCGTACTGTAGAAGTGGATTGATTCCCAAATTCATTGTCAGTCCATCATCCGGATCCAGACAGTAATATTCAGACTTTGCATTTACCTCATCTGTTGAATACACTGCCGTATACTTTGTCACAAAATCTGAATAGGAACTGGAAAATCTGTGTCTTGCTGTAAGCTCCGCCACAGGCTGATCACCATAAGCTATTAACTCCAGCTTGCCAGATCTGTTAATCTGGCAGACACAGCCAAGCACTTGTGCCACATAATAAATCAAATCCCTATAACTCTCCACATTCCCATCTGGATATATTCCAAGCAGTTCTGTTCCGTTAGGTAATGCAGCAATCTCTGCTTCCGACTGTGCCATTTCCACACTGCATTTTTCACAAGCAAAATGCAAAAATTCATACGGTGTTCCACTGGATGAATCCATAGCGACTGATTTTTCAAACCTTAGCATATAGTCATATCCTACTAGTTCAATCATCTTAATTTTGCGATTTGCCTCACTAATTTCAAAAATTCCCATCGGAATCTTTTCCCAGCTTCTATCTGGCAGCTTTATAGAATAAAAAAGTTCCACACAAGCATTTTCCAACGAATATCTGTCAACATCCAAAAATAATGTCACTTTCATCTCTGATGCATACACTGATCCAAGTTCTATCTCATTATTCCCGCAACATGACCTTGTGATATAACCGCTGCCTTTTACAATCTGTTCTGGGCCAAACTCATACGTTATCCCCTTTACTGTCGTAATTTTTCCAGTCCATCGGTACTCCCTTGTGTTCTCCTGCACAGCTTGCAGGAATGCTTCACTAACAGGATACAATGTAACACCTCCTATCAAAAGAAATAAAATCATTTATCATACTGTAAACATCCGTTAGAGTTCCTTCATTGTAAAATCCACTCTCCACAATCCTTTATAAGATGTATCCTTTTCTAATTTTGCTTTAAATCCTGTAATATACATTTCTGCATCTTTCAGATTCAGTTCTTCCGTATCAAAATACTTCACGGCAATTTTTGACCTTTTACTATATGCCGTCAGTAGCTTTAACCACTTAGGGGAAACAGAAAAAGAAACTGCTATGGAAATAACTCCTGTCCTTACCACATCTCTCTGCGTTGTTCCTGCTTCTGTTTCCCCCGATGAATCTGCCGCCACATCCGAAATATCAAGGTCATAGGAATCTGGCAGAGGAAGATTCGTTTCATCGAATTTTAAGTACTGTATAAATGCCATGCTTATCTCCCTCCACTTCTCAGATTTGCCCTCTGCTGTGCCGATACGATTACTTCATCGAGCATCGTTCCGCCAAGGTATACAGGGATAACAATATCCCCGGAATCACCCTTCATATCCTTAATCGCAGATGTAATTGCTGACATCATACTTGCAATCCCTGTAGATGATTGTTCAGAAGGTTGCATTCCTGCAATGGTCTCCATTCCGCTTACATTCGGACTTACTATCATATCCTGCGATACACCTTCGATTGCCTTAGCCACCATGCCTTTACTCTTTTCGATTCCTTTTGCAAGTCCTCCCATAAAGTCAGGCATCCATGATTCATAGTCCGTAAGTGGTCCTTCATCCGGCACAGAGAAATGCAGGAATGACTTGATTTTATCAGCCACACTCTTAACAGCATCACCAACTGCACCAATACAGCTTTTAATGCCATTTACAATTCCCATGACAAGATCTTTACCCCAGGTAACTGCCTGTGAAGCAAGTCCCGTGATATGGCTTTTCACATTGGAAAATCCTGTCTTTACTACGTTCAGCACATTTCCCATCGCACCTTTGACAGCGTTCACGATGCCTGTGAACACAGATGTTACAGCACTCTTGATTGCTCCAAGTACTGTGGAAACCGTGGATTTTATGGTATTCCAGATGGTCGATATCGTACTCTTTATTGTGTTCATTATCGTAGTAATGGAATTTTTTACAGCAGTAAAATCTCCTGTAATCAGTCCCTTAATGCCACTGACCACTGCACTGATTATGGTCTTAATTGCATTCCATATCGTAGAAAATACAGTTTTGATTGCATTAAGCACCGTAGTAATCACAGTTTTTATGGTATTCCATACTGTTGTTATCACAGTCTGAATGACCGTCAGTACTGTCTGAATGATGGTTTTGTATATATTAAAGTAGGTTGTCACTATGGTCTTTATCACTTCAAAGACTGTAGTAAACACACCTTTGATTGCCTCCCATACTGTTGTGATAACTGTCTTTATCACATTGATGACAGTCTCGATAATCGTCTTGTACAGATTGAAGTAAGTTGTCACAAGTGTTTTGATTACTTCAAATACTGTAGAAAAAATCGTCTTGATTGCCTCCCACACCTGTGAGAAAAACTCCTTGATTGCATTCCATACTGTAATTGCGACCTGTTTTACATTCTCCCAAAGGTCGATCCAGAACTGACGGAATCCGTCACAGTTGTTCCAGAGGTAAATAAAAGCAGCCACAAGTGCTGCTATGGCTGCGATAATAAGAACGCTTGGATTTGCAAGCATTGTCGTATTAAGTGCTGCAAATGCACCCTTAACTGTATTAATAACCCCGGCAATCTTTGGAACAATCGTCATGATCGTACCGACTGCCGATATCACTTTTCCAATGACTATCAGTACGGGACCAAGAGCAGCAACTACAAGTGCAATAGTGACAATAGTTTTCTTTGTTCCCTCATCAAGGCTGTTTAGGAAATCAACGAACTTCTGAACCCATCCAACAATCTGCTTTATGGCAGGCATCAACAGTTCTCCAAACGAAATGGCTAGTCCCTCTAGGGCAGATTTTAGAATGGTGATCTGTCCCTGCAGGTTATCAAGCTGAGTATCTGCCATCTGCTGTGCAGCCCCACCGCTGTCTGTAATCTTCTGCTGAAGGTCATCCCATGTACTTCCTGTATTGGCAAGTAAAGCATTTACGGAAGAAAGGTCTGTCTTGTTAAAAATCGTACTGATGATATTTGACTTCTCAGCTGATGTCATTCCATCCATAGAGGTATTCAAATCTCCAAGGATATCATTCAGACTTCTCATGTTTCCTTCCGAATCATATACAGAAATACCTAATGCCTCCATCTGCTTAGCGGCTGCATCGGTCGGACTCTGCAATGACAGGATAATGTTACGAAGATGTGTACCACCCTCTGCTCCTTTGATACCATTATTAGCAAGGATACCAAGGGCAGTATTCAGTTCTGCTGTTCCACCCTTGATGGATTTTGCTGTTGCACCAATGGTAAGAATACCTTCTCCTAACTGTGCCACTGATGTATTTGTGGTAGATGCTGTCTTTGCCATCTGATCTACCATCGTTCCTGCCTCATCAACTCCCATACCGAGGGCTGACATGGCATCCGTTACCATATCCGATGCAGATGCAAGCTGAATATCACCTGCGGCTGCCAAATTAAGTACCGTTGGCAGAGTATCGCACATCTGCTGTGTGTCATATCCTGCAAGAGCCAGATAATTAAGAGCCTCGGCACACTCTGATGCAGAGAATGCTGTTTCTGCACCCATCTTCTTTGCCAGTTTAGAAAGGGTGTCCATTGTATTTACTGACTGCCCGTTTACCTTCGACATGGAATCTTTTGTGATTCCCATTGTTGCCTGTACCTGTGACATGGAAGATTCAAAATTGGCAGCCGTAGTAACCGATGCAGTTCCTAAAGCAGTAACCCCGGCTGTAACGGGTAAGAGTTTCTGTCCGGCAGAGGAAATGTTATCTCCTGTAGTCTTTAACTTTTCTCCGGCTGTGGCTATCTTCTGGACAGCTGTAGCTGACTGATTTGCCTGTGTTTCAAGGTTCTTCAAATCCTGCTCTGTCTCTACTATTTCTCTTTGAAGGGCATCATACTGTTCCTGTGAGATTTCTCCGTTGGCAAGTGCTATATTTGCCTGTTCTGCTGCTGTCTTTAAGGTTGCCAGTTTTTCTTTCGTTTCGCCAACAGCCTCAGCAAGCAGTTTATGTTTTTGTGCCAGAAGTTCCGTATTGCCTGGATCCAGTTTTAGCAGTTTATTCACATCCTTCAGCTGTGACTGGGTAGACTTGATGTGTCCATTCACACCTTTAAGAGCATTCTGCAATTTGGTTGTATCACCACCGATTTCTACGGTAATTCCCTGTATACGGCTTGCCATGAATTCTCACCTCCTCCTAAAAATGGGTACAAAAAAAGCACCAACCTAAGTTGATGCTCTACGCAAAAAAATAATTAAATTATTGTCTGTATTTCCACAGAATCTTGAACTTAGCATACATGACCTTGTCATTTCCTGCTAACTCTTTTAATTCTTCCAATGATTTATTCCATACATCCTGTTTACATTTAATTCCCAGATTAAATGCATCTTGATACTGAAAATATGAGAAATGTACTCTGTGTTCTTTGTCATTCAAGTCTTTGCTGTCGTATATTCTAATTCCAAAACTGTCACATATTTCCATCAATTCTTCATATGTCTTAGGTCCCAAATTGCGAAATCGGATTATGGAGTCTCTGGAATATCATTCAATATCCCTTACTCTCACGCAGCCCTTTCTCCTAAGAATGTTTCTCAGTCTTGGTGATAGTGATAACTCCGAAACCAGAACATTGTTATCATCCATACCGCAATTATTATCTGATGTTTCCATAACACATTTACCCCTTTTATTGTAATATGAATATATTAACACAGGTTTTAGAACCTGTCGAAAAAGGCACCAACCGAGATTGATGCCTTTAACTAAAGAATATTATTTACTTTTATTTTTGAATTTTTCTTCAAACTGTTTATATCTATTTTCACGCATTCTTTGACTCATTGGACGGATTGTCGGTGTATATAAATTCTGTTCTCCTCTTGCCATCTGCCATTCACATACATGATCCCCATATACATAAACAAATTCCATTGTAGGTTTATCGCAAGCATATTTTACATTTAATTGTTTAAATTTAAGTGCCTGCTTAGCAGATGTAAAAATTAAAGCTATCCTATTTGGAAAATCCATTTCTGAAAAATCTGCCATAAAATTCATTGTTATTTTATCATCATTTCTAGCAAATCCGTCATTTTGAAATTTTACATTTTCAACTGATTTGAATGGTTCAACATACATATCAATCCCTGTATATTCGTAGATATCAATATTCTGCTTTCTAAATGAATCCATTAAATCTGAATTATCAAAAGCATAAATTTCTTCTTTGCTACCGCTATAATTCTTTAAATAAAAAATGTAATACTGTACTTGATTACAGCTTATATTCCCTATCATATTTACTATATCTTTAAAAAAGGGCATAAGACCACCCAGATTCATCTTTTTCGTGCTATATCTGTTTAAGATTAACTCGCTAAAATCTGTGTATACCTCAATTAAAAAAGTTATAGAAATATCTTCACTATTCTTTATCTGTTCAAGTTTTTCTTTATAAACATCGACACTATTTTGATGTTTTCTCAAACTGCTTTCAAATGAAGTCAGAAAATTTTTGTATGTTGCTTTGCTCTTCCGCTCTATCTGGTTTGAAACAGTTTTCATAATATCATCAATAGCTTCTCCCGGCACTACATCTGATGCCAATACCGATTCCCTATGGGTATTGTATACATCACTAATTTCCTTTTTATTCATGACGCCTGTAGACTGGACTTTTCCCCTTTTCTTCTTTACAAAATGATCAACTCTAAAATGTTCTATCCCCAATAGGCGATTGAATTTTTCATTCCGTCTTATAAAATCTGGACGTTCGTCACACTCTATATCCTCGCAATCATGAATTTCCAAGATTCTCTTGGTTTCATCTGTACCATATCTCATTCCAAAATCTATAGCCGAATTCAAACAGTCTAATTCAGAACTTTTTTTATCATCCATGTGAACACCTCCATGATTAATTTTATCATGGAAACTAAAATCTGTCGAAATCTTCCTGCGTTGCAAGTTCTGCATATTTACAGTCATCGTTTCTGCTCTCTGCATACATATCATTGATAAGACCTATCGACAGCATATCAAGATCTGCCATCGATAAGCCTAACTGTACACAGCGAAGCAGAAACAATGGGGTTGTCATTTCACGCTCAGTTGGGCGAACTTTTTTTTAGATTCAACATCCGTTTTTACATTCAGTCCCCAAAGTTCAATCAGCTGTGGAAGAACCTGGTAAATAGAGAATGTATTGAAATTATCAAGCCACTCTTCTGGAGTGTCCGGGATAGATGGGTCTGCGTGTTTAGCCATAATAAAAGCTATATTCTCAAACATCTCAAGTGAGAACATATCCAGATTTGATGACTCTTCCTTCCCATCACCAATACTTTTCTCAAGCACGGCAAGGTCTTTATAAATATCCCTCTGAAACTTTAATCTGTAGATTCGTGGGATAGCTGCACTCGCTTTGAATGCAACCATCTGTCCGTCAATCTCTATATCTTTTCTGATTCCCATATCCTGCTCCTCCTTAAGATACAACCTTGGCTGATTTTGCAGACTGCTGTTCAGCGACCGCTGTTGGCTGATATACACTCTTGTACCAGTTGTTATAAACTGTATCAGTAGTGGCATCACCAGTCTTAGCCTTAACATATCCGTCTGCCATCGGTCTTGCCTTGATGGTAAGGGTTTCTGTCTGTACTTCCTTCTCATCCTCATTGGTCTTTGACTCAATTGTTGGACGGGATGCGGTACAGTTATAAAGCACATGACGGATTTTTCTGATATCTCCATCAAATTCAAACAGAAGTGCAAAGCTGCCTGTCTCAGAATTCGCATTCTCAACAAGGACCTTATTGGCATCCTGCTCCTCTTTTAAGATATCTGTACGGAATGACTCAGGAATCATGGCAAGTTCAAGGTCACCATCATATCCCTGATTGTTGTTGATTACATAATACTCAATACCATCTGCATAGAATGATTCCGGCTCACCTGTCGGATCCATGCTGATGGATACTGCACCCGGCATCGGTACAGGAGTTCCAAAACTGACCGTGCCTTCCTCTCCAACAGTAATCAGTGCATAATGCACATTGCAGATATTAAACTTGACTTTATTCTTTTTATTAGCCATCTTTATATCCTCCTTCATACTGGCATGGCAAACTCGAAGGCTACCTCATAGAGTTTTTCTTCCTCTATCCATACCTCCGACTGCTCATAAAAAATACCGTGGTTATCTAGCACGGCAGTTACTTTTTCTTCCAAGGTCATATCCTTGAAATCTGTATACAGTTCAATCCTTACTTCACTCACTTTGTAATAAACCCTGCCATCGGCTGCGAAGTTATCGCTGCCCGGCAACAGGTAACACAAAAATGGTGGGTCGGGACTTTCGCCCTCCGCAAAATGGTCATATGCAAAGGGAATCCCCATTTCTTCTATGATTTTTACTAATTCATCCATCATGAACCTCCAATTGCCTTTTTAATATCAGACTCCAGTTGCTTGACAGCACTTTCTTCAGCAGGTGCGATATGTGGGACTGCCTTTGTCCTTCCACCGCCCCTTTTTGCATGACCTTTCTCAAGCAGATGTGCAAGCTGATATTTCTTTGGGGAATGTACTGTAAGTTCCAAAGATTCAGAAGTCTCTTTTGTTGTACTGACCTTCCAACTCTTCGAGTAGGCACCTGTTTTCTTTGGAGCATTTGCCTGGATGTCTTTTTTCACTGATCGTCCTGCTTTCCTCACAGCCACCTTCATATCCGAGGTAACAAGGTCTTTATATTCCATAAGTCCTTTCATGACTTCGGATGCCAAATTATCAATCTGTACATTTGCCATGCTATCTCCTCACTTTCCTGCATCTGAATTTCAAGCATTTATTCTTATAATTCATGTGGTCAATAAATGTAATATCATAAAGTTCCCCATTAAATAAAATACGGAGTTTTGTGCTGTCAACACAGGCAAGCATCTTACAATAACGGACCGTAAAAGCAAGGTCTGATTCATACAGCGTATTGGCTGCCACACTTTTTTCTGAGCCACTCTCACCACTTACCGTGGCATAACACGAATAATAGTCTGTCCACCTGTTTTTATGGTTCCCGATGACATCTGTTACGACCTCATTCTTCTGAAATGTTATCCTTACATTTAAAAGTGCTACTTCCATCAGAATCCCGCCTTTCTAATACCAGAAAGCAGGGAACGGAGTGACATGGCAAGTGCATGATAATCACAGTCCTCACGATGCTCATACTGATATGCCACCGCATACATGACTGCTATCTTTGCATTTTCCTTTTTCTCAAACACAGCCTTGCTTTTTATTCTGGCAATGTCCATACACAGACGCTCTGATGAGACAATAAGATTTTCAAGAAGTGCATCATCATCGTCAAAATCAATCCGAAGATAATTTTTCATTTCATCAAGAGAAATCATTCTGTTACACCTCCATAAATCTTTAAAGGCAGAGCAACTGTTTGTCACTCTGCCCCATTGGTTCTCTTAGGCTTTTCCTGCCTGTGCATCGGACTTCAGCTTAAGAATCTGCACTGCTTCCGGAAGTACTAACTTACCATCCACACGCTCCTTAGCCACCATACCAATCATGCCGTTTCCTGCAAAGAGTTCATTGAGCTGCTTGAAGGAACGGGTTCCACGGTCACCGATGTTATAATACTTATAATCACCGAAGGAAATCGCATCTGCAGGTGCATAAGCAGATGTGCGTACCTGGTAGCCAAGAACTCTGTCCGGCTCTCCTGCCTGGTATGATGGCTGCCAGATGTATGCCCCGTTGTTATCCTTTAACTTACGAAGCTGTGCTAATGTAGCATCGTTCATAATAAAGGTTGCATTCTTACGGTAAGGTCTCTTCAAAGCATAAACCAGATCAAAGAGGTCATCGGACTTAAGTGCTGCCGTAAGTGTTCCTGCAAGATGTCCACCATCTGTTGCATTGAAAATACCTGTAGGCTTGCCCTTGCCATCTCCGTTAAGGAAGGCGTCCTCTTCTGCATTTCCGAGTGCCTTACCGAACTCTGTGATAATATAGTTCTCAAGCGGGAAAGCAGAATCATACAGAAGTTCCTCTGTAATCTTGATGGCAACATGAAGCTTATATGCATCCAGAATCATCTGGTCAAATGTAGCATTTCCAAATGAAAGGGCAGCCCCTTCCTCAATCCATGCTGCAGCCGGCTTTGTAGCTGCGATGTTAATCTTATGCTCCCCGGAAGTTGTAATTCTGGTTGCAATTTCTCTCATGATATTCTCCTCTGTAAGAACATCAATCAGTCTGTGGTCATACTCTTCCGGCACAAGGTAACCACCATCTGCATCCACACCTTCCTGTAATACATTGGAAACCTGTCTGAAGTTGCTGCGGATTGCATTTAACATAGCCTTCTTATACGCATCAGATGCACGGCCTGTCTTTACCTTGCCCTGTGGTTCATCCTTATAAGGCTTTCCTGTAATAGGGGAATTCACAGGCTTGGAAAGTTCCTGCTCCCTTCTCTCGGCTCTCTGCTGTCTGTCGATGGAATTGGTAAGTTCCTCGATGTCAGCCTCCATTCTGCTATATGTTGCAGCATCCTCAGCAGATAAATTGCCGTTCTTATCCTCATGGGTATTTACAAATTCCTTAGCCATCTCCCATGCCTTGGCTCTCTTGTCAACTAATTCCTGTACTGTCATAATCGCAGTCCTCCTTAAATATACTTTTTGATAAGATCAAGACGGTCTCTGATTTCTTTGGCAGATACACCGTCAGTTACATTCGTGACAGGGATTTTTGCCTGCCCTGCAACATCCACGTTTGGCTTTCTGTAATGCTCCTCCAGCTTATTAAGGAGTGCATTATTTACGGCTTTGCGTGAAAAAAGCACTGAATTGGATGATTTCTTTTTCTCATCCTGTTCAGTGCTTTCTTTATCAGACTCGCCATCTTCATCCGGCTCATCATCTTCTTTTTTAGGGAACTCATTTTTTGTGATGATATTATCAGCAAATCCAAGTTCCACCGCCTTGGTTGCATCCATCCATGTTTCAGCATCCATAAGCCTTGATAACTTTGCCCTCGACATTCCCGTCTTTAAGGAATAGGCATTTATGATAGAATCCTTAACCCCTTCGAGCATTTCGATGGCTTTTGCCATCTCGGTATGGTCCCCGAATGCTACTGTCGCAGGGTTGTGAATCATCATCATTGAAACTGGGGACATGAGTACATTGTCACCTGCCATTGCAATCACGGATGCTGCCGAAGCTGCAATACCATCAATTTTTACTGTGACATTCCCCTTGTAATCCGCGAGCATATTGTAGATTTGTGCAGCCGCCACACAGTCACCGCCCGGTGAATTGATCCATACAGTGATATCACCACTTCCGGCATTCAGTTCATCCTTGAAAAGCTGTGGCGTGACATCATCATCAAACCACGACTCCTCTGCGATGGTTCCGTTTAAGCTAAGAACTCTTTCTACGATTTCCTCGTTTGTTTCCTGGTTGAGCGTTTTCCTGCTCTTCCAGTTCCAGAACTTCTTGTTCTTCATCGGAATCCTCCTCTTCTTTTTGTGCTGAATCTGCAAATATTCCTGCATCTTCAAGTTTTGTCATGTTGCCATTGATAAGATATAAGTCCCCGCCAAGCTCAGCAGGTATCCTGTCAAGGTTCTCAAGTTCACGGATATCATTTGCAGACATCCAGCCATTCTGCCTTGCTGTCGCATATCCGTTCATCCGGCTCTGATAATCTCCACGAAGAAGACCATCCACATTGAAATTAATAAAATAGTCTTTCTTCTCCTCTTCCGACAGAAGTCTGCGTACCATTGCCTGCTCCAGTCTTGTAATCCAAGGGCGGAGAGTATACACAACAAACTCCAAAGACTGCTGTTCAATATTGGAAAAGGTCGCTTTATCAAGCTGTCCTATCATGTGAGCCGGAACTCTGTATATCCTTGCAATCTCTGATATCTGAAAATTCCTTGTTTCAAGGAACTGTGCCTCAGACGGATTTATGGAAATCGGTGTATACTTCATTCCCTCTTCCAGAACCGCTACTTTATTGGAATTGGATGAACCACCGAAGGTCTGCGTCCAACTTTCTCTGACCTTTGACGGGTCTTTAAGTGTTCCCGGATGTTCAAGCACACCGCTTGGTGCAGCCCCGTTTGCATAGAACTTACTGCCATATTCCTCGGCTGCAATTCCAAGACCTATGGCATTCTTGGCCATAGCAATGGGCGAATATCCAACAAGACCATCAAATGACAACCCCGGAATATGAAGAACATCCTCCGGCTTGAGTCTTACTGTAGAACCTTTATTGGTAGGTGCATCATCAGAACTTACCGAATATTCATAATAAAGATGTCCTTTCTCATCCCTGTCCACCATCATTCTGTCCGGCATCAGAGGATACAGTCCGAGGACTTCTCCCTTGCCATTTCTGATAATCTGGCTGTACGAGTTTCCCCATAACAGCAGATGTGTCAGAGCAACCTCAAAGAATGAATAGGCTGTCATTTCCGGGTTCGGTTCATCATGCAGCAGATGATATAAAGGATGATCTAACGCCTTTTCCTTTCCACCATTCTTGTTGTATCTGTAAACATGAAGTGGCAGGCTTGCCACAGATTCTGAAATAACACGCACACAGGCATAAACTGCCGATGTCTGCATGGCACTTCGCTCATTTACCCTTTTCCCGGCTGCACTCTGCCCAATAAAAAAACTGTAGGCACTGCCTGCAGTTCTGTTCTTTGGTGCATCTCTTGATTTCAATAATCCACTAAGAATTCCCATATTAATCATCCTTTCAAAAAAGCACCTGCTTATAGGGCAGGTGCTAGATAAACACTAATAAGCACTTTGATATAATGAACTTGTACTACTTGAATTTAATTTTTTTAAGTTACAATCCTGACAAGTAAGTTGAATATTACAAACATCATTGATTCCACCTTCATCTAGTGAAACTATATGATCAAATTGCTTATCCCCATCATCCAATAATGTATATAAACCTGTTAAATCTTTTTTACAAAAAACACAACGCCCTTTATCTCTAAATAAAATAGCTCGTTTTACCCATTCTGGCATATACGCCCTTTTTACATTATTTTCTTCAAAAGAAACTGCAATTTCTTGATTAAATCTAAGAAGAAATTCTCTATTCTGGAACAGAATATATTCAACCTCAGTTGCTATTCTTTCAATAATATTCCAATATAAATCATCATATTCATCTCCAAGATAGTCAACAAAATTCGTAAAATTGTCCTCAAAATCTTCCTCTTTATCACAGATCTTGTATTCAACTGTTATTTCATAATATTTTTTTGCTGCTTGTATTATCCAACTGATCGGGTTAAAATCTACGACCTCACCATATTGGCTAATATATTTTGCTTGTTCATAAAACACCCTGTCTATCAACCAACTACAATATTCTCTTAATACAGATATCTTAGGGAAATCCTTAATCTCATCAATAAATAAATTTTCCCTAAATTCAGCATTAGTTCGAATATATTCAAATTTTCCCATGCTCTCATTTGCCAACTGACAAAAATAATAAACATTAAAATATTTCATATCTATCGTCATATTTTTTCTCCTCGCAAATTGAATTTATTATTAATTATATCAAATTCAACTCACAAGTCACTAAAAAATCAATAATCCCCTTTTATCGTAAACAGATTCCATTGATTCATTACCACAACGGATTGCTCTATCTAACGCCATAATACAGGCTATGGCTCCATCTATCTTTTCTGTTGATTTTGACTTATCTGCCTTAATGTTTCCGGCAGGGTCTGTACGGATGTATATGTTATCCATGTTCCACCGAAGGACTGGATGCCCTCCGTGGGCTATCCTCTGTTCAAGCACCAGTTTCATGAGTTCCTTGGTAGGCGGTGACATGGATGCAAATCCCTGTCCCATAGCCACCACATTAAATCCCATACCTTCAAGGTTCTGTACCATCTGCACTGCTCCCCATCTATCGAAAGCAATCTCACGGATGTTGAACCTCTCACCAAGATGTTCTATGAATTTTTCAATGAATCCATAATGAACAACATTGCCTTCCGTAGTCTGTATATATCCCTGCTTTTCCCAGACATCATAATTTACATGATCTCTTCGGACACGCAGGTCAAGTGTTTCTTCCGGCAGCCAGAAATATGGGAGAACATAATATTTGCCTTCCTCATCTTCCGGCGGAAACACAAGGCAGAATGATGTAAGGTCTGTGGTGCTTGAAAGATCAAGACCTCCGTAACATACACGCCCTTCAAGGTCATCCTCATTTACTGGAAACGCACAGGCATCCCATTTCTCCATTGGCATCCAACGGATGCTCTGCTTTACCCATTGGTTCAGTCGGAGTTGTCTGAAAGCATTTTCTTCGCCGGGGTTCTGCCTTGCTGACTCACAGGCGGCTTCAACCTTGTCGATTCCGATTGTTTCCCCAAGGGACGGATTCGCTTTCTTCCAAACTTTTGGGTCTGTCCAGTCCTCTTCAAGACCTGCACCAAATATCACAGGATAAAATGTGCTGTCATGCTTTCGACCTTCCATAATATCCAGAGCCTTCTGATGTACCTCATAGCAGATACTTTCTGTATTATTGCCTGCAGTTGTTATTAAAAAATATAGCGGCTGCATCCTCGCATCTCCGCTTCCCTGCACCATAACATCATATAATTTACGGTTTGGCTGTGTGTGCAATTCATCAAAGATAACACCGTGTGTATTGAAGCCGTGTTTGTTAGAAACATCAGCTGACAGCACTTGGTAGGTACTCTTTGTCGGAATGTACTCCAACTTCTTCTGTGATTCATATATTTTGATTCGCTTGCTGAGTGCCTTGGAGAACCTCACCATATCGGCTGCTACATCGAATACAATCTTCGCTTGGTTCTTATCTGCAGCACAGGAATAAATCTCGCCTCGCTGTTCACCCTCACATAAAAGTAAAAGTGCCACAGCGGCTGCCAATTCAGACTTTCCATTTTTCTTTGGAATCTCCACATAAGCCATGTTGAACTGTCTGTAACCATTCGGCTTAATCGTACCAAACACATCTCTGATTATCTGTTCCTGCCAGTCCATCAGTTCAAACTTCTTTCTTGCCCACGTGCCTTTTGTGTGGCACAGATTTTCTATAAAATTCACAGCAAAATCTGCATCTGCTTTATCATAGTGAGAATCCTCTGCCATGAATCTTGTCGGTTTATAATTTTTCAGTTTTCTCACATGATCACCTCCACGAAAAAAGGAACCCCGGAGGGTTCCCAAAAAATATTTTTTAAATCATGGCATCCAGTTTTTCGTACTCTGCCATTTTTCTTTCATACTCCTGTGCAATGCACTGTCTTTTAAATCCGTTCTTTTCGCATCTGCCTTTTCTTTTAAGTTCCTCAAGTTCTGCCTTTCTTCTTTTAAGCACCTCGATTTCATTTCCTTTACATCTTTTTCAAATCTTGTCATGTTCGTATCCTCCGTTTTCTTTGTTTTCCCTTTCGGTATGTGTACATTACCGTACTTTCACACTTATTGGAATACGATCATGTACCAGATATTCAGATGGATTATTGTGTATATTACACTCAAAGGTTCTTTGTATGCTGATGAATGGTATTGATGATTTTTTCCTGCTCTTCATTGCCAACTCCAATGCTCTGAAGGGCTTCTCTCGTGCCACAGTCGGGGCAGATTTGCGTTTTTCCATCTGCTCTTGAAAGTGCAGGCGGTTCATGGTATATCTGCCCACAAATGGGGCAGATTCTTGGTTGTTGGTTCATATTAATCTTCATGGCAGCACCTCCGGCTCTTTTCTATGGCATCATATAAAATGTTCTCATCAAATTGGAATGCCCTGTACCCTTCAAGACAGGTCTGGACATACCGAAGGCTCGGCATTCCTATCTGTCTTTCTTCATGCATGATGTACACATATACCTTTCGCTCCCTTACCTTCCCGGATTTGATTCCTGTTATCGGCAGGGTCATTTCTGCCTTGTAATAAAAGGTCGGATAGCCCTCGTACCTGTCAAGGGCAAGTTCATCATCAGCTGTTGTTTCCCATACCGCCACAGGAACGTTTGCACCTGCCTTCGGTTCAATGGTTAGGTATGAGCCTGTCTTACTTCCCTTAAAGAGCAGTTCATAATCCGGCACAACCGATGTGCCAATGATTCTTGCATGAGGGCATCGAAATCTCATCTGTGTAATGTTTAGGTTGCTGCCATAGGCAATATAATATCTTTTCTGCATTTCGCATCCATCCTTTCCGAAGGAAATACCCTTCTACCACCTTAAGACCGCCGGAGCGGTCAATGTTAATGTAGCAGAAGGCTATTCCCTTGCTGTTCTGAATGCTGTGTCCCCTGAAAGTCTCTTTGTAAGAATCTCTCTTGCAGTTTTGAACTCGTCCCCAATGAATCCAAGGCGAAGGAGCCAAGTTCTCATTGCATATTTTGGATTTTCATTCTGCTGTGGCTTTGGGCTTGCCGTTTTTACTTCCTTTGCCATCTGGCTTAGTGCGAGGCAAAGCTGAATGTAGGCTTTAAGCTGCCCTGCATGGAGTCCGTTTCTCTTTCCGTCAGCCGGAGCATCGAATTGGAAAAGTCTGAATTCAATGGTTCCCTTTGTAAAAGTCGCATGGTAGTTCAGCATATGATATCGGCTGTCATTGTAATGCTGTGACCTTCCGTAGTTGCAGTTCTGACTTCTGTACCAGATGTCTGCCAAGGCTGACATGGTCTTTGGCTTTTTCCTGTTAATGCTCTCAAGGAATCGTGGGTCAACCGTTCTGCAGTATCTGTGCATCCTTCCCCCTGTCAAGGTCAAGGGCATCTGCTATAAGGCTTTCATGGCTTGCCATAATGTTTGCAAGGTTTCTCATGGTCTGTGGTGTATGACCCTTGGCTCCGATGTGAATGTGTACCCCGCATCCCCTTGTGGCATCGCTTTTTGCACCTGCGTGTCTTAACTGCCTTACAAGTTCCTGTAATGTTTCAATGTCTGCGTAGGTAAGAATCGGTGTTACCAGTTCGCATTTTTCGCTGTCGCATCCGGCAATGCTGACGTCCTTCTGGAATTTCCATTCCCTGCCCTGCTCATCCCATGCTGACCAAGTGTAGTATCCGTTCCGGCTTGCCGTGTTCTGAAATCTTCCTGTTCCGAAGTAGGTGGCTGCAATCTTTGCTGCCTTATCCCTCGTGATGCTGTTCATCTCGATTTCCACCCCAATGGTCTGCTTTTTCATTTCTTCAATCTGTCTTGTGATTTTCTCGTTCATTCTATGTACTCCTTTTTGGCTTGTTTTCCTTTCGGTAGTACATATATCACTCTAAAGCACATAAATTGGAATACCACTACTGGACAAAGATACACACCTGTAATTGTGTATCTTTCCAGAATCCTACTCTCCATCTGTACATATATCCATGCCCATTGCAAGATCTGTCAGTATCTTTGTGTATCTCTCACACTCTGCACCTTCACTTCCTGCAACCGCCTGTAGGAAAAATGCAACTGCATCTTCTTTACAGTCCCATGTTTCTTCCTTCCCGTAGCAGATGGTCTTTATGGTATGCAGTTTTCTGCATGAATCCTCGCCATAGACAACTCCGAGATGGCATCCATTATCCCATGCCACATGAATCGTACCTGTATCATCCACACAGTCAACGGTTCCCCTTGTGCCTGTCGGCATATCTCTGTAAGGGTCATTCATGGATACAAGTTCAACCCTTGTACCCGATGGATATTCTTTCTTTACAGATTCAACAATATTTCTTGGTGGGAAAAACATTACTGCTCGCCCCTTTCTTTGCTCCAGACTTAAATGCTGATGAGCCATCAAGTTTTGAAAGCAGTATCTTTCGGTCTGCTTTGTATTCATCCCCGATAAATCCAAGTCTTAAAAGAAAACATCTGAATGCGTATTTCTCATTTTCGTTTTCCTTCGGCTTTGCTGTGATTCTTTTCTGCTTGATGGTCATTTCGCATAGGGCAGAAATAAATCTCGTGTAGGCTGTTGCCTCATCTGATGTAATCTCATCGAACCAAGGGAATCTTACTTCGTAGGCGCCTTCCTCGTATTCAAGGTTCTTAGCTCCAAGCGCCTTCTGAATCAAATCTCCTTTTGCTTCAAGTAAGCTGTCCAGCTTTTCAATGTCCACCTTATCCTTTGGAAGTGAAACCGTAAGTTCCACCGTCTCGCCCTCTGTTGGCAAATCCTCTGCGGTTTCTTCTGCTGTCGGCTGTTCTCCCCATCCTTCTGGTGTAACCCCTGTGGCGGCCACACAAGCCTCAATGATTGGGGCAGTTTCGTCAATGTCATCGAAATCTCCGAATTCAAGTTCCCCGTTTCTGCCTACCGTGTAGTTTCCAATCTCGTATGCACAGGATGGAACTCCGAGGTATTTTGCCTTGCCTCCGATTTCTTTCTCAATGGCTTTTACCATTGCTTTCCGGCTTTCGCCTGTTACATTAAAATGCAGTACCATGTTCATGTACCTCCCTTTCTTTTGGTATGTACATATATCACTCTAAACCCCTGTAAAAGCAACAAATATGTGCATTCACAGGGTCACAAATATACCGCAGTTATGTTGCAGATTCTTGTGCATAGTACATAATGCCGGAAAGTACAAAATAAACATTCGGAAGTGCCACACCATTTCCCCACATCTTATATTCAGCAGAATCAGACTGTGGGTTCTGTAACCATTTTCTTATCTGGTTATCAGACTTCGGCTTGGTGGTCTTACCCATTGCCTTGGCATGGGCATTAAATATTTCACGCCACTTGGCAATATCACTATCGGTTGGTTCTGCAATGCCGAGTTCATCACACCACCAGTCCGGGAATCCCTGCAGTCTTGCACATTCCGTAGGTGTCAGCCTTCGTACTATATAATCAGTATCCTCTCCGTCATTCACAATCGGTGGATCCTTGTAGTCAGTAGCAACTAAAGTATTTGCACACTCCTCATTCGCCTCTGTGAAAAATGATGCCTTGGAAGAAGAAAATCTCGGATGTGCCACACCGCTTGCTCCGGCTGCAACGAGTGTCGGTTCAACTTCCTCTTCAATCTGAAAGCTGAAGGATGCATTGTAGCCTTGATTCATCGCAGGTCTGCCAATACCATAGGATGGTTCCCCGACAAAGTTCTCTTCCGGATTCTTCATCATCTGACTGGATGGACCCTTGGGACCATCGTTTGCAGAAAGTGTGGCATGAACATCTGCAAATGCTACTGCGTGTTGCTCCGTTGCATTTAAGGTGTACATGATATCGGATTCCTTATATCCGTCCCCTTTATGGGAAGGTCTGCTGCCATTGCCTTCAAGCACAGCAATACCTCCCTGGTTACAGGTAGGATTTCCACCATTCGCATCAAGAGTTCTGGATGTATCGGCTTCATAAAATCCACTGTTCGGATTATCTGATTTCATGGAGTTGCTGTTCTTTGCACACACACCGAACGCCCTCGGTTGGAATAATGTCTGATCATTATTTGTACCAAGTGTTGCTGACAGGTCATCCTGTATCAATGCACCTTTACCGCCACCCTCACATCCACATCTGATTTTCAGTGTCTTTGGTGTCTGAAGAACAAAAGGCTGATTATTACCGCCGGTTCCATAGGTAGAAGATACAGTCTGTGCAACCGACAATGGTCCACGATACCGTGTATCCTGTGAATGGTTTTCAAACATTAAGCTGTCTGCCCCGCCTGTTTCATCAGTGCTTTCTGTAATACCGTTGGCAGTGTCTTGCCACGACTTGAAGCCCTGCGCAGAATACCCAGACACGCCTTCTGACTCAAATAATATTTTTCCGGCACTCCCTCCATCAAAATCTGCGACAAGGTAGATACGTTGTCTTCTCTGGGGAACACCCCAATACTGAGCATCGAGGAGTCTCCATGCGATACTGAAGCCTTCTCCCATGATGCGTCCTGCATTTTCCCATTTTGAAGGTTTAGGTACAGACACGTCAGTTTCTTTGACTTTGCAGATTTCTGTGAGGACTGCCCTGAAATCCTCGCCCTTATTTGACGAGAATGCTCCTGGGACATTTTCCCAGATAATATATCTTGGATATTTTCCATTGGTAGCCTCCCTCATTTCTTTTATGATCCTGATTGCCTCATAAAAAAGACTTGAACGGTTACCGCCCAAGCCTTCTCTTTTCCCTGCCACGCTCATGTCCTGACAGGGACTTCCAAATGTGATGATATCAACTGGCTCAATCTCTGAACCACTGACTTCACTTATATTTCCAAGGTGTGTCATGTTCGGAAAACGAACCGATGTGACTCTTATTGGAAATGGTTCAATCTCTGCTGCCCACTTTGGTGTGATGCCTGCAATGACTCCACCCAATGGGAAACCCCCGGAACCGTCAAAAAGACTGCCGAGGGTCAGAAGTTTCTTATTCTGTTGTTCCATCGGCATCCTCCATTCCTGCCACTGCATCTTCGTAGCTTAACTTCTCTCCATCTCTGATGACATACACATCCGTGACGTCACCATTTTTGTATTCGAGATATCTCTTTACAGCCACATCCACAAATTTGGGTTCAAGTTCCACACCATAACAGATACGGTCAAGCTGCTCACAGGCCATCAGCGTGGAAGCGGAACCAAGAAATCCGTCAAGCACGATACCATTTGCCTGCGTACACTGCTTGATAAGATATGCAATCAGTGGAACCGGCTTACTGGATGGATGTCCGAATCCATCTTCCTTTGAATTCTTGATACCATCAAATTCAAACACAGACTTCTGTTTCTGGTCACCATACCACTTATGCTTTCCATCTTTTCTCCAACCCCAGATGATTGGCTCCATATTAAACTTCCAGTCCGTTCTCATAAGCGGTGCCCTTGGCTTTTTCCATATCAGACCCGCTCCGACCTTAAATCCTGCATCCTCATAAGCATCATAAAATACACGAGCCTTCATCGTTGCATAGAACACATAGATGGACGCATCAATAGCCATGACATTATGAAAATTGGTAAATGCCTTCATAAGGAATTCATATCCGTCCTTATCGTTAAGGTCATCGTTTGCAATCTTGCCGGATGCATTCTCAAGTGCTACGAAGTATGGCGGATCCGTACAGACAAGGTTGCACTTCTTATCTTCAAAGAGTCTTGTGTATGTTTCCTCCAATGTAGAGTCACCGCAGATGACTTTATGCTTTCCGATATGCCAGATGTCCCCGGTCTTTGAAAAGCAGGGTTTCTGAAGTTCCTCCTCCACATCGAAATCATCTTCTTTTGCATCATCCGCATCCCCGGCAAGAAGATCTGCGATTTCCTGTTCATCAAAACCCGTGAATGAAACATCAAAGTCCATTCCCTCCAAAGCTTCAATCTCAACTCGCAGCATCTCCTCATCCCATCCTGCATCCTGTGCATATCGGTTGTCAGCGAGAATATATGCTTTCTTCTGTGCCTCAGTCAGATAATCGACAAATACGCACGGAACTTCCTCAATGCCTTCTTCCTTTGCAGCCATAAGCCTTCCGTGTCCGGCAATGACATTATAGTCTGCATCGATAATAACAGGATTGATGAAACCAAACTCACGAAGAGAACCTCGCAGCTTATTGACCTGCTCCTGCGAATGGGTTCTTGCATTATTTACATATGGTATCAGTTTGGAAGTCTGTACCATTTTCATTTCTGTAGTATGTTTTCCCATCAGAATAACCCCCATTCTGCAAATTTCTCAAACCCGCCAACAGACTGGATGTACTCTCTTGCCATCTGTACAATCTCTGCATAAGGCTTGCCGTCTATCATTTCATCACCAATGGCACAGCAGAGAGTAACAGGCTGTCCTGTTTCCTGTGCTTTAAGGAATGCATAGATATTTACAGATACATCTGCCTTTGATAAGTCCTTGCCATGAAGTCCTCCGCCTGTCACAGAGTCTGCCATATCAGAACCCAATTTTCTGTTTGTAGCACCTGTATCTACATCCGTACCACCTTCCCAGGCACCAAGCGGATTGACCTCTGCCCCTGGGTAATGTCTTTCAAGTTCCTCTTTTTCTGCATTGCTCTGGCAGATGATGAGTCTTACTCCATCAAGAATGTACTTTCCATCTGTCGGATATCTTTTGTAAATATCCCTTGCAATCTGTGAAAGTTCTTTCTGTTCCCCTGTCAGTGGCATTCCCTTAAAAATGCCATTATCCCCACAACGGATATTTCCTTTCTGATTCTCAGACAGATGAATGTCCTGTGGAACAATCACGATATCTGTCTGCACATTTCCGGCAATTCTGTAAATTGCATCTGCGATATCCTTTTCATCAAGGTGTGCAGATGTCTCAATGATCGCATGGCACACGCCATGTCCAATCAGAACCTCTGCTGCAATCTTTGGATTTTCCTCAGATGCATAGGCTATATCAACAATTGCACCTGCAATTCGGTCTGCAACCTTATCCGGGTGCATCGGATTCACTTTTTCTATCATGTGTTTCTCCTATCCTCTACTCCGTAGCAGAAGTTCCATAGGGTCAGACTCATCCGGGTTAAAATCCTTCGAGCAGTTTTCCCTTACCACTTGGAAAATCTGGTACCATATTGTGTTTACCTGTTTCTGGTAGTTCTGAGCCATAGCCACAAATGGACTTGCGCAGGCAGCTCCCGTGGTCGGATGCTTGGAGAGGAATCCATATTCTGAGATAGCCTCCTCGCACTGCATCAGTCGGGACACGCTCATTGCATACTGTTCCACCAGATGCTTGCTCACCAATTTGTCGCATCCCTTATCCTTCAAGTACAGATAGATATATCTGTAAATGTGTTCTGCATCAAATTCGCCCACAGCTTTCTGCTTGGACTTTATGTAGGAACTTGGCTCTGGGATATCTGCCCCTTCAAGTTCTACTCCGTCCGGCAAGTCAATGACCCTCAGCTTTCTTCCACCAGGATTGCCCGCTGCCATCTTCTCAGCTAATGCCTTCGGTTTTCTTCCGGCATTGACCTTGGTATTTGAGCCACGAGCAGTTCCGTCTCTAGCCATAAAATCATCTCCAAATCAATTTTTTAACGATAAAGTGTTTAATAGGGCGTTCAAATACGCTTTGAGTGTACGAAAAGGGGCGGCACCGTTGCCCTGTGACTCTGCCCACAGAGATTTGCACTCCCCCTACCCTTTGCGAAATGACTGTCATGACCGTCATAACAAAAAATATAATAAAATAATTTTATATTTGACTGGCACGACCATCATTCATACGAATCACTCTTTCTTCCGTGCCATCTGTCACCTCTCTCTGCATGAATCCGTGCGTGGCACGACTTGCACAAAGAGATAAGGTTGGATCTGTCATGTGTTCCACCTTCAGACAAAGGAATCTTGTGGTGAACCTCTTCAACAGGAACAAGCACTCCCTTCTCGTAACACAACTCACAGAACGGGTGTGTCTTAACATAGCTGTCACGGATGCGTTTCCACGCACGTCCGTATCGTTTCCTTGTAGCAGGGTCACGACCGTACTTCTCGTAACGCTTGTTTTCTTCCTTCTGGTGTTCCTCGCAGAACCTTCCTTCCGTCAGCTTAGGACAGCCGGGATGGTGGCACGGGTGCTTTGCTTTCCTTGGCATCACTGCACCTCCTCATATTTAGGCATAAGAAAAGCCCTCACTGTGGTACTACCCACAATGAAGGCTTAAGCCTGTCAGCATCTTTATCTTATTTGCTGATTATACAATATCACAAACCCGACCATTGCAAACCATTGCAACTTTTTATTTTTTCAAATTAATTGCATCATCCGGCAGTTCAATCTTTGCAATAGCTTTATTATGCCATCGCTGTACTGTAACTGTATCTGCAGACAGTTCATCTCCTATCTTTGGCCATGACATATTGTGAATGTATCTGCACCTAAGTATCATCTGATGCTCCGGCTTTTCAACCTTACTTATCACATCCCGTATCTGCTGTTTTAATGCCATCAGCAGATTCATCTCCTCTAAAATCTTGGATTCCATATCAAAGATTTTCTCCAAGGTTCTGATATAAGGTGCATCTGTATTTTTGCTTGCATTATAATGCTCCTCAAATCCCGGACTGGAAATCGTCTGTGACATGATCCGAAGTTCCTCCAGTTCTTTTGTATCTGAATTGATTCTGTTATCCAACAGGTAAGCCTGTCCTAAATATTCTTTTACAGTCATTCTGCTGCCTCCTTTTCCAACTGTGAAAGGAGTGCTTTCCCATCAAGTTCTGTGAATACATTGAAATATGGGGACTTGAAAAATCTCTCACATTCATTCTTCGTTGATTCTGCCATTGTATTCTTTTTCCCATGAGATAGCGTTTTTACAGCATCCCTGTAATCTTTGACTGCCTGCAGTACCACTGCATTTCCCAATGTTTCATATGGACTCATAGGTTCGCACCTCCGAAATAAATTTTTATTCCCTCGGATTGACTTCTGATTGACTATGATTTTCTATATATCTGCTTTAACAGCATCGATAAGTGCTGCCTGCGTTGTATCCTTCATGAATAATGCTTTCATGATTTTTTCATCAACTGTACCTTGTGCTATCAGATGAATAATGGTGACTGTATCCTCAGTTTGTCCTTGTCTATACAATCGGCAGACACACTGCTGATATAATTCAAGTGACCAGGTAAGTCCAAACCACACCATTGTATTTCCGCCTTTTTGAAGATTCAGTCCATGACCTGCCGATGCCGGATGGATAAGTGCAACTGGAATCTCTCTGTTATTCCACTTGGTTATGCTCTCGTTAGAATCAATCTTCATATAGCTGATACCTAACTTCTCCAGTCGCTGTACAATTCTTGTATAGTCATGCTTAAACCAATATGCCACAAGAAGCGGTTTGCCATTAGCTGCCTCAATGATATCCTCCAAGGCATCCAGTTTTCTGTCATGAAATGTGACAGTCTCGGTATCATCTGTGTAAACTGCACCATTTGCCATCTGCGACAGCTTGTTTACAAGAGAAGCTGCATTGGCAGCAGTCACCTCATGTTCTGTGGTAGAAAGAATCAGATTCTTTTTAAGACTTTCATACTTTTCCATTTCTTTCTCATCAAGATACACAAGATATTCCGTACTTATCAGTTCTGGCATATCCAAATGGTCAACTGCCTTCATGGATATCGTGATATCTGAGATCTTGTCATATATCTGTTCTTCTGCTCCGGGCAGTAACTTGTAACTGTACACGATAGGACCATTCACCTTGTCTGGCTTAAAGTAGTTTAATCTGTACTGACCAATAAACCTTCCAAGCCTCTGTCCCATATCAAGCAGTTTGAACTCTGCGAATAAATCCATGAGTCCCTGGCTTGCTGGTGTACCCGTAAGTCCGACTATCCTTCTTACCTTTGGCCTTACTCTCATCAGTGCTTTATGCCTTGCGGTCTGATGATTCTTAAATGATGACAACTCATCAATCACAACCATATCAAACATGAACGGGCATCCACTTTTTTCTATGAGCCAAGGCACATTCTCACGATTGATGATGTAGATGTCTGCATCTGCTGCCAGTGCTTTCTTCCTCTGTGCTGCTGTGCCTGTCACGATGGAGTACCTTGTGCCACTAAGCTGTTCCCATTTTTCAATTTCGTCTTTCCATGTTCTGGTAACACGTAAGGGACACACCACCAGTACCTTATAAATTTCAAACTGCTCATACATCAGATACTCCACTGCCATAAGTGTTATGGCTGTCTTTCCCATTCCCATATCCAATAGAACGGCTGATATATCGTGTTTCTCTATAAAGTTGATTGCATATTGCTGATAATTATGTGGATTGAATCTCATCAAGTATTCCTCCTATATCTTCCAAGGCATCAAGGACATAAACCTTAAAGCCTAATCTCTGTAATAATCTGTGTCTGGACAACTGCAAAGGTCTCGGTGTTTCGCCTGGTGCTTTCACCTCCACCATCCCGAAATGCCGACCCGGTAAAAATACTAATCGGTCAGGCATCCCATCAAAGGATGGGCAGACCCACTTAGGACAGATGCCTCCACGCTTTTTTACTTCACTCACTAATTTCTGTTCGATGGTCTGTTCTCTCATCAGCGACCCTCCCATCAAAATTTAATACTATGACGGTCAAGACACTCTCTGACAAAACCTCTCTATAGGGCTTTTTTTATCATTATTTTTTCTCTATAGGCTACTTTTGGTAGAGAGTGTAATGACTATCACAAATGGCTTAAAATAAAGGTTTGTGCAATTATGAGTAGAACTCATAAAAGTTTATATATGACCTGTACCGACTGTCACTGACAAATGATTAGATAAAATCACTTCCCGTTTTGAGTTTCACGCCTGTCACAAAACTGCCCTTATTGGTTTTATGTCTAAAGAAACCTGCCTGCTCAATAGCTGCATAAAAATCTGTTGTGCTACGGATGTACTCTCCATTCTGAATACAGTAAGCACGGTACTGCTGATAGAACTCGCCAGACTTTTCTTCATATGACGCATCCAGTTCACAACAGTCTGCAAGGTAATGTCCTAACCAATCATTATCCTCACGGTATGATGCCACTGCATCTTTTACACATTTCGGATCATCAACCTTGTGGTCAGATTTGCTTACCTTCTCTGCTCCTTCGATAATCCATTTCATGATGGCGGGTGCAGCTTTCTCGTAAAGGTAATCTGCGTAGTTCTTAATATCAGAGTTTCCTTTAATCTTGGCATTGAACGGGATAACCTTTAATCTTCTCCAGATACCATCATCATTCGCACCGACCTTTGGCAGGTGGTTCGTGTATAACACCACTTGATGGGATGGCACGAAATGGAATGGATCTTTGTATTTCTTACAAGCCTGTATCTCATCGGTGGAACATAACTGCTTAACCATAGCTGTATTAAGACGGACACCTTCCTGCATCTCAGATGCAATGATGAGACGCTTGCCCTTAAGTTCTGCCATTTCCGGCTGAGCATTTACCTTGTTTCCCATCGTGAGAATATCTGATGAAATCTTTCCGGCATATGTTCCAAGCACTCTTGCTACTGTATTCCAGAAGGTACTCTTTCCATTGGCTCCGTCACCATATGCAATAATGATGAACTCCTCATACACCTTGCCGATTGCAGCCAGTCCGATGACCTTCTGTACATATTCGATAAGTTCCGTATCACCACAGAAGAATGTATCAAGTGCCTCAAGCCAGATATCCATTCCTTCATCTCCCGGAGAGCATTCCGTGATTTTGGTAATAAGGTTGAACGGGTCATGTGGCTGTTCTCCCGCCATGCCGAGTTCCAGATTGTAAGTCGCATATGGTGTGTTCAGCAGATTCGGATTCTTATCAAGGTCTGACACTTTAATACCAAGCATGGACTTTGCTACATTCAGTGCCGAAGTAATATACTTGTAATCCCTGCGTTTCATAGAAAAAGCAAGGTACTTTTCTGCTCCGACAAGCATATAAAAAACAGGAAGGTCATCCGGCTTAATGTCACAATCCTTAGCAAGAACCTTTGACCCCTGGTTTACTGACTCTTCCGGGTAGCCTGCTTTGATGAGTGCTTTCTTGGCCGCATCCATATAATCGTTTGCATCCTGTAACTGTAAGTCGAGGAATTCCACACAGGCTCCTACAGCCATCTGCTTATCTTCCACCCACACTTCTCCGTCATATCTTATATAATCCGTTGCCGATGTGTGTTTCAGTTCATCTCCGTATGTGGCTGACAGGATCTTTGCCTGTCCGATATCTGAATAATCATCTGGTCTTAACGAACCCGGCTCTCCACCGAAATCATTATTATACTGGTCTGGTGGAACATATCCGCTACTGCCACTTATCTTATTTCTAAAGAACTTCAGTGCCGAGAACCAGATAGTGGAAAGTTCTGTATCCTCAAGAGGCGGGTCACACTTTGCTGCCTGTTCCAGAAATACCTCATGTGCTTTATCACACTCTCCATATCTCTTCAGAACCCTTCCGGCAAAAAGGGATAATGTCTTATTACGACTGCCCTCTGTAATAGGACCACCGACAAAACCATCATCGAAATCTCCATCATCAGCTTCTGGCTCGGTATCTGCCACCACTTCCATAATGCTCATCCATCCTTCATGCCAGATAACCTCACCCGTTGTTGCACCGAATAAAAATCTTGCAGCATCAAGGGCATTGTCATCAAAGAACGGATAGGCTTTCTGAATTGCTGTTTTCATTGCTGTGTACTGTGCTGCATCCGTGCATTTCTCAATAGGAAAATATGCATGATATCTTGGACGCTCTGACTTTCCGTCCTTTGCAAGCATATGATGTCTGCTTGGCACTAGCGCATAGTCCACATCTCCAAAGAGTTCTTCCATCTTATCTTCCGTAATCCAGTCTGCCGGATTATCACTATGGTCATTGTCAATATCCATTGGAATTACATCTGATTCAATAAAGTTACTGTTGCCTCTGCGATTACCTGTGTATGTGGCACACACATGATCAACTGCTACTGCTGATTCCGTATCTGTTGCATTATCCACGACTACCTTATTGGGATAAATACAGTTAGCAGCTTTCCCGACACAGGTCGCACAACACAATGTCATCTGCATTTAATCGTCCTCCTTGCATTCTTCATTAAAGTATTTAATTGTCATCTGCTTACGCTCTGCATAAGCTATCTCGTTTAACATCCCGGCGGTCGGCTTTCCGAACACCCACAGTTCCCTGCACTTTGACAGAATCGCAATATCCATAAACATTGCTAAATTCCGTTCTGTCTCTTCCTCCATAAACTGTGGAAGTAACAGATGCGGTGCTATCGGAATTACACCTTCATCCACTGCATATCGACTGTACTTTCTTGCCTTAATCACATTGCCTTCCACATCACCGCTATAAGCTGAACAGATATACACCATAGGTCTGTAACGTTTCTGTTCTTTATTCATATTGGAGATTGCCTGATATGGCACTGGATCTGGATAGCCTTCCGGGTTCTTATACATCACTCCCATAAGCATCTCTCCTTTCGTTAAATGGTAGGAATATCTTTCATTCCTTCACTATCCCTTGGACATGAAAAACATAAAATGGCGGGGAATTTTTTTAATTTTTTTTATCCGGCATGAGTTTCTTCCTTTTATATGTAAAAAACCACGATGCAAATTCTTTAAATTTTCTCCCGCCCAAATCGGAATTCTGTGTCCAAAGGATAGTGAAGGACAAAGGAACTTACATAAATTCATAAAAAATGAAAAAAGTTCCCGCCAAAAGCTGAATTTCATGTCCAAGGGATAGTGAAGGACAAAGGAACTTAAACAAATTCATAAAAAAATGAAAAAAGTTCCCGCCAAAAGTTAAATTTCATGTCCAAGGGATAGTGAAAGGACAAAAGGTCTTTCAGAAAGGTGGTGCAAACGATGGGAAATGTTACAGAAACAAAAAACACTACAGCAGGCAACATCGATGCAGAAATTGCAGATGTGCTGATTGCACTCAGTGTCATTACCCGACAGCTTGCAAAGAAAATCACAGGCAACCATATGTCAAAGGAGGAAACAGCCAATGAAGAAAAAAGAAATGGCGGAACTGTTTAAGACAATTGCCGACAGTTTCACCAAACTCAGTGAACTCTGCTCTTCCATTGAAGATGCAGAACAGCCTAAGCCTACAGGTAAAAAGGAAAAAACTGCCAAAGCAGCAGAGCCATCTCCTGTAGAAGAAACTGCTACTGAAGAAAAAGCAGAACCTGTTACTTACACCAAGGAAGATGTCAGAGCAAAGCTGGCACAGAAAGCAAAAGCCGATGGCGGCAAGTACAAAGGTGATGTGAAAGGCATCGTAGCAAAATTCTCTTCTGATGGTACTCTGACAGGTGTTCCGGCAGACAAGTATTCGGAACTCGTAGCAGAGTTGGAGGTGGTCGGCAATGCCTAAACACGCACTGCTCTCTGCCTCGTCAAGCAAACAGTGGCTTAACTGTCCACCATCAGCAAGATTATCTGCTGATATCAAGGACAGAGCCAACCCATATGCACAGCAGGGAACTGATGCACATGAACTTTGTGAATACAAGGTTCTTTCATCAATCGGAAAGTCCGGGCATGATCCGACAGAAAATCTTGAGTTCTATGATGCAGAAATGGAAAGCTGTACAGAAGAATATCGCAACTTTGTTATGGAATCATACGAGGATGCAAAGAAACTGTGCAGTGACCCTATTATCCTCGTAGAACAAAGACTGGATTTTTCCAAATGGGTGCCGGATGGCTTTGGAACAGGTGACTGCCTTATCGTAGCCGATGATGTACTTCATATCATTGATTTCAAGTACGGACTTGGAGTTCTGGTAGACGCAGAGCATAACCCACAGATGATGTGTTATGCACTGGGAGCCTTGGATACCTACGATGGCATTTATGACATTAAGACTGTGAAGACGACAATCTTTCAGCCACGCAGGGATAATATCTCAACCTGTGAAATGTCAAAAAGCGACCTGCTCTCCTGGGCAGACACAGTTCTTGCTCCTACTGCCAAGTTAGCTTATGAAGGCGGTGGCGAATTTAAAGCAGGTGATCACTGCACTTTCTGTAAGATTAAGGCTACCTGCAGGAAACGAGCAGAATATAACCTTGAACTTGCTAAATATGATTTTGCGATGCCTGCCACCCTTGAGGATTCAGAGATTGCTGCTATTCTGCCAAAAGTCGATGACCTCGTTACATGGGTAAATGACATCAAAGAATATGCACTCGGACAAGCCTTAAGTGGAACTCACTATGATGGCTACAAAGTAGTCGAGGGTAAATCCAACCGCAGATATGTGGATGCAGATGCTGTAGCTTCGGCTGTAGTAAATGCCGGACATGACCCTTATGAGAAGAAACTTCTCGGTATCACAGCAATGACTTCTCTTCTCGGTAAGACGAAGTTCAATGAACTCCTTGGAGGCTTGATTGAAAAGCCACAGGGAAAACCAACACTTGTGCCTGAATCGGACAAGCGACAGGCACTTAACACGGCAATTGATGATTTCAAAGATAATTAGGAGGAAAATACTATGCCAAATTTAGTAAACAACAATAACAGATACGGAAGATTAACAGTACCTACAAAGGTAATCACAGGACCAGACACAAGATTCTCATACCTCAACGCATGGGAACCAAAGGCAGTCGATGGTGGCAAGCCTAAGTATTCAGTTTCACTTATCATTCCAAAGGATGACACCGTTACCATCAATAAGATTAAGGCTGCCATTCAGGCTGCATATGAGGAAGGTCAGTCAAAGCTTAAAGGTAATGGCAAGTCAGTACTAGCTCTTACAGCAATCAAGAACCCTCTCCGTGATGGTGACATCGAAAGACCTGATGATGAGGCATACGCTAACAGCTATTTTGTGAATGCGAATTCCGCTTCTGCTCCTGGAATCGTAGATGCAGACAGACAGCCTATCATCGAGCGTTCTGAGATGTATTCCGGCATCTATGGCAGGGCATCCATCAATTTCTACGCTTTCAATGTAAATGGCAATCGTGGAATTGCCTGCGGATTGAATAACCTGCAGAAGTTAAGAGATGGCGAGCCTCTCGGAGGTAAGGCAAGTGCTGAATCAGACTTTGCTACCGAAGAGGATGACGATTTCCTTGCTTAATCTGTAACTATTAACCCGGCTGGCAGGGGTATAACTGCTGCCAGTCACTTTTACGAAATGAGGTAAAACTATGACAAATATCGAACATATGATGCTATCAGTGTGCTTCGGCATGAATGTAGGATGGATGCTTGGTGGTCTGATGATCATAATTACAGACGGCATCAAACTCCTTAAGGAAAAGTACAAAGCAAAAAAGGAACAGATTATCAACGATGACAAAGAAAGGACAGATGACAATCTATGACAATGGAAATGGTAAACACATTTATTAACGCAGCAATCGAATTTACATTAGCATCCGTTGTGCTGATGCTCTGTATATTTGCACTTGCAGCCACATGGAAATGGCTTATCGGATTGGGTATTAAATTCATCCATTGGCTTTGCCCAGGGCTGACAAATCATAAGAAAAATTGATTTTTCAATCAGCAAAACATAACAATCTGGGTGGTAGGTATCTCATCTGCCACCTTTTTATAAAGGAGACAATCTATGCAAATTCCAGAAGTGATTAAAAAATTATCTATCGACTTGGAGACTTACTCCAGTGTACCAATCAAATATGGTGTGTATCCATATGCTGAATCCCCAGATGCTGAGATTCTTCTGTTCGGATATTCCATCAATGATGAACCTGTCATCGTAGTAGATGTTGCAAACGGAGAGAAAATCCCAGATTATATACTGAAAGCACTTACGGATGATTCCGTAATAAAATGGGCATTCAATGCATCATTCGAGCGAATCTTTCTCTCCTACTGGCTTAACCGAAACTATCCAGAATACTATGACAGTTACAGTATCCCAGAAGATTCCGTTGGTAATTATCTCGACCCGTCCTCATGGAGATGCAGTATGATCTGGTCTGCATATATGGGACTTCCACTTTCACTTGAAGGTGTTGGTGCTGTGCTTGGACTTGAGGAACAGAAACTTAAAGAAGGCAAAGACCTCATCCGCTACTTCTGTGTTCCATGTAAGCCTACCAAGGTCAATGGTGGCAGAACAAGAAATATGCCCTCTGATGCTCCAGACAAATGGGAACTGTTCAAAAAATATAATAAAAGGGATGTCGAGGTCGAAATGTCCATTCAGCAGAAACTTTCCCGTTTTCCTGTGCCGGACAGTGTATGGGATGAATACCATATAGACCAGGAAATCAATGACCGTGGCATCCTGCTTGATATGGATGTTGTAACAAATGCAATAAAATTTGACGCCTTCAGTAAAGCAAGACTTATGGGAACATTAAAAGATAAGACAGAACTTGAAAATCCAAACTCTGTAACACAGATGAAAGACTGGCTCATATCCAAAGGTGTAGAAACAGACTCCCTTGATAAAAAAGCTGTCATTGAACTGCTTAAGACTGTACCTTCTGATGTAGCAGATGTTCTGAAACTCCGTCAGCAGCTTGCAAAATCTTCTGTAAAAAAGTATCAGGCTATGCAAAAATCTGTGTGTGCCGATGGTCGTGCCAGAGGTATGTTCCAGTTTTATGGTGCAAACAGATCTGGCAGATGGGCAGGTCGCATTATTCAGTTACAGAACCTTCCTCAGAACCACATGACCGATTTGGAAGATGCAAGAGACATCGTAAAATCTGGGGATTATGAACTTATGAATATGTTATACGATGATGTGCCGGATGCACTCTCACAGCTTATCCGTACTGCTTTTATTCCAAAGCCGGGATACAAGTTCTGTGTATCTGACTTCTCTGCGATTGAAGCCCGTGTTATTGCTTTTCTGGCAAAGGAGAACTGGCGTATGAAGGTGTTTAAAGAAAACGGGGACATCTACTGTGCCTCTGCATCAGCAATGTTCCATGTTCCTGTTGAAAAGCACGGTGTTAACGGTCACCTCCGCCAGAAAGGTAAAATTGCAGAGTTAGCACTCGGCTATGGTGGTTCTGTTGGTGCTTTAACTGCTATGGGAGCGTTGGATATGGGACTATCTGAAGATGAATTACAGCCACTTGTCGACTCATGGAGAGCCTCAAATCCGAATATCGTGCAGTTCTGGTGGGATGTTGATCGTTGTGTTAAAACAGCTATCAAGCAGCGTACTGCCACCGAGACACACGGCATCAGATTTGTATATCAGAGTGGTATGTTATTTATCGTCCTTCCGTCCGGCAGACGACTCTGCTATGTAAAGCCAAAGATTGGTGAAAATAAATTCGGTGGTGAATCTGTCACATACGAGGGTGTCGGCACAAACAAGAAATGGGAACGCATAGAATCATATGGCCCAAAATTCGTAGAAAATATCGTACAAGCAATCAGCCGGGATATCCTCTGCCGTGCCATGCGTACCCTCTCCCACTGCTTTATCGTAGGTCATGTACATGATGAACTGATCATTGAAACACCTATGAATGCTGACCTTACTGCTATCTGTGAACAAATGGGAAGAACACCTACATGGATTGAAGGACTGCTCCTTCGTGCCGATGGGTATGAAACAGCATTTTATAAAAAAGATTAAACAGAAAAAAAGTAACCGTTAGCGTTACCGTCAGAAATTTGACAAAAATAACCCCGATGGTTCGTGCTACCATCGGGGCATTTTACATTATCTATGGTTGTCCAGTTTCTTAGCAAGTTCTGACATCACATCATCCTTACGACCTCTGAGCGTTCTTCTGGAAATTCCAATCTCGTCTACTACAGACTGCTGTGATTCCTTGTTGGCTACCATCTTTACCAAACGCATCTCCTCATCAGTAAGTTCATTTAATGCATTGTGTAAAGCATCAACAACTATCTTATATGCCACAAGTTCTGAGATATCATTATTGTCCTCTGGATCATATCCAGTTTCAAGAAGAGCCTCATAAGATGTTTCTAATTTAATCTGTGCGTCTCTGTCACGTTCGTCCTTCCTTGCCCAGTTGTTGAAGGTTCTGTTCATGAGATCTGCTTCTTCTTTTGAGGCTGCACCAAAAATCGCATAATAGCGTTTTTTTCTGCCTGGCAATGCAATGTTAGCAACTGGAACATCATGCTCCTTGTAATGCTTAACAGTAATCTCATCACCATCCTCAATCGGTACAAAATATGGAAAATCATATCTTGCAGCTCCATCAACAGTTACCTTACATTCATTATTCTTTACCATGATTGTCCTCTTTCCGCCTTTGCAGCGTTTCGCACTGAGCGAGGACAATCCGTCTGATGGCACGACAACGAGACGAGACACCATAGAATTTTAGAAGTACCCTTTATTGGTAAATCTAAATTCTATGTATCCTCGCCCAATGTCGGCCGCCATTTGGCTTAAATATTATTTTTATGAACATCTTTGGATGTTCAGATGGCATCACAGCGTCTGTGAAACCACCTCAAAACCCAAAATCTGAATTTCTTATATTTCTTTATTCTCTTTTTTCGTTTCAACTTCATAAGAAAACACACGCAAGCAAACGGAGAATAAGAGAATAAGGGTTATTTTCGTTTCATGGCTCATATAGCCATAAATGTTTCATAGTTAGGAAGCTATATATCATTTAATAAACCTTGTGTTCCTCTTTACAGTTTTATTATAGATTTCGATTTTTCGTCTGTAATTGCTCCTGACTTACACAGACTTACACAACACTTACATAAAAAAGAGCATAAAAAAAAGAGGCTATTGCCACATGACAATAGCCTCAGTTATTTTGATCCTATACAAACATTTCTGGCATATTATAAAGCACCTTTTCTACTTCTTGTCGAACAGATTCTCTGTCACAGTTCAGAAGTGTTCTTCTAATACGCATCACGTTATTTGCATCAATTTCAATATATATTTCTTTGTTCTGTTTTATAAATCTTGATGTTTCTCTGGTAAAACCACATTTCTGTAATAATATACTAATCTGATTTGTTGTACCATACTCAACATATTGATACCAATCATTACCGAGTTCTTCAACATTTTCTCTCTGCTTACAAGCATTAGAAAATTTCAGAAAGTAATTTGATATTCTAAATGTCACTATATTCTCTATAACATCAAGCACCTCTGCCATAACTGCATTTCTATGCTCTTTTGAATCATTATAAGCAACATATGAATATCCATCTTTATCTTTGACCGTAGAACCAGGTGTATTCCTCTTATACTCTAATGCTCTCTCGATAATATAATTCAACCCATAACCATTTATCCATTGGAGAAGAATTACAGCATACCATCTCAACATACCATGGGAACCTGTATTTTTATTTCGATGTCCAAGCGTTCCTGGTTCATACTGTTCCCACTTATATATTCTACAAAGCTGCTCTAAAAACTGTACAAGGTTCGCATAATCTGTTGATGTATCTCCCGTCAAAGTTGGATAAGAAAGGTTTTGGCTTACAGCACTTTGTAAATTACGAGCTTGATCTACTGATACATTTATATCATCATCAAGTGTGCTTTCTTCCCTCTGGAAGTTTCTCTTTATCTGTGCAACAGCCGCTGGATTCAGAAATTCTGAAAACTCTTTCACAACTCGAGAGTCTCTATCTTTCATAATATCATTTAACAATAAAATAGAGAACTTTCTCATTAGTGCATAACTATCATTTGTCTGACTCTTTGGATGTTTTGGTATTTCAACCTGCCCTTTCAGAAGACTTTGAATAACTTCTCTCTTCTGCGGCTTTGTCAATCCAGAATCAATAGAAAGTTTCTGCTCGGGTGGATCTTTTTTTAATAAATCTACAAATTTTTCTTCCTTTACCTTTTCGCTACAGATAAGAAAAACATTTCCGTATAGGTTGAACTCTATTCTTCCAACTCGTCCTACAAGATTCTTAAAATCAATAGCATCCATTCCAGCCCTTCCAATTTTATAATTCGTAACAAATAAATTATCTGCTGGAAGATTAACGCCTTCTACCAATGTACTGGTACAGAAAAGTGTTTTTATAAGTCCCTTTCTGAATAGTTCTTCGATACGCAGTCGAATTGTTGTAGGCAGATATCCAATATGATATGCTACCCCCTTTTTTATAATATCTGCAAGATAATACTCTGAATGGACTTCCTGTTGGATTTCCTTTGATATCTTATCTAAATCATCATTATCGCATTCTTGCAACGAATCTGCATATTCAAGTGCCATTGCAACAGCTTGTCCTATAGCGCTACAGAAAACAATATTCTGCGAATTGGCTCCTACCTTATTCAAAAGTGAAGTAAAATTCTCATTTTCTCTTAGCCCTCTGATAAAAGTAGTCTCTTTCTTCTGCGGATTAAACATACGTATTTCATGCGTATTATAATTCACAATATACTTCATTTGACTTACGGGAGAATATGTCGATGCAATTCCCATTGCGGATACACGTTCTTCATCACTTATTAATCGCAGATATACCTCTGGATTTGGAATATTAGGTGACGCAAATATAATATGAGGTTTGCATTCTCTTGCTGACAACATCTCAACAATTTTATAATAAAATGAACTTCTATCATCCTGGGAAGATATTTTATGTGCTTCGTCAATAAACAAGTAAGCAATAGTCTTGGTAGGGTTATCAATCAGATAATACAGGAATCGTTCTGGTGTCATAACAAATATGAAGTTATGTGCCTGCTTTAAAGCAATATCTCCCCCTGCTGTCACAACTCTGTAATTATACACTTCCAACATTTCCCTTAAATCATCTTTTATTATTTTGTCGCTGACTTCGTTTATCAAAGCTTTCGTTGGAACTATGATGGCATAATTCTCTCTTTTCTTTTCAAGAATCTGTTGTTTTATGAACATACGCATAATAAAGGACTTTCCCATAGAGGTTGGTCCTGAATAACTGAAATACTGATCCGATAAATGCTCATAAACTTTAGCTTGTGAACGAAAGAACTGTTTATCTCCATCAGCCGGGATGCGCATTTTATCCATATCATACTGCTGACACAATCTATCCATGAACGATTTCTTCGTCACCATCTCCTTATTTTTTGCCAAGCTGAGTCCTCTGTAATTACCTATATTGGATAACACTCCAGATAAATAATATGATATCCTCGCATCTTCTGGATGCATTTCCTGTAGCAATGCAACCATCTCCTGTGCCATTATCTTATGTGCATCGCTTTTTGTTGGATGCGTAGAATTTGATAATAAATCTGCAAATCTAAGAGCATCATCAATATCAACAGGCATTTCTACAACATTGTCATTACCTTGGTCGGCAAATACCCTAGCCCCATAATTATACAAAATGTTTTCATAGACTTCTTTTAAATACGCATTATTCTCTAAGTCATCATATATCGCTTGTCCAAGTGTATTGTTATATTGTTCCATTACCTACACCTCCACTCAGCAAGTTCTGCATTATTTCATCTTTGTCATTATCAGCATCATCAAACGGCATAAAATAAAAATAGAAAGAATGATTGGCTATATTGCTATTGCTTACAATGGCAGCGTTTGCCAATTGCGTACTAATGTATGGTGCTATATCCTCTACATCTTGTTTCATTTTCTCCATTGCTTTAGTTCTGTAGGTATCATTATCATATTGTGACTGATCTATTCCCAATGAATATCCTATAAAAATTCCAAATGAGATATCCGGTCTTCCAGATGATGCCCTTGATGGTATCAATATGCTTTTTAAATATGTAGTAGTATCAGCGTCAAAACTACTTGATAACACCGCTCGATCCACCATTTTTCTCTCATTTCCTGAAACACCTACTATATCATCCAGCCGCTGTATTACAGAGTCAACAGCATTTTTAATATTCCCTGTTATGTCTGATGCTGCAAGAACAAGCTGATACTTGTCACATCCCCCATCACTCAACTTCAATAAATGTACTCCATCTGTTCTACTTCCTGGAGTTCCAGCAACGATTTCCGCCTTTGTAAATATCTTAGGTGCTCCTAATACATCTTCAAGAAAAGCATATACCATAACCTCTCCTAAATCGTTACCTGTCCCCTTCTCACCGGGCGTTCCATGCTGATTCATTGCACGAATAGCTCGCAAGCAGGCAGAATGTTCTTTATGTCTATCACGCAAATTCTGCATTTCTGTTCTTGAAAGTACATAATAACCGATATTATCAATAAGGAAATCATCGAGACAATCATATGAAAATTCATTATTTTCTATGTCAAGATAGAACAGTCTGACTTGACTGTAATTTGGATTATTAAGCTGCCCTGCTCCTTCACTTTCAATAAATATCTGGTCAAAATCGTCCCTATTTAAAGTAGACTGAAGTTGTTGTGTTCTGATAACAGGTGCGGTAACAATATGAATTGAATGTCTTTGGGATTCAAACGCATCTACATAATCTTTCGTTATAAAATCTGTTTTTCCATTCCCATTTCTATTTTTAACTTCTGCACAAGTATATATTAAAAAACTAGCTAAAAACTCTGCTGCATCAACATCCACCATACTTAATAAGTCCGATTTACTATATTTCCCAATATGCGTACTTATGCCTATGCTGTCTCTGCTGAGAATATCCTTAAGTGCAAGAACTATAACGGGTATTCTATCCTCTAATATGAATTTCGACAGAAGATCTCCTTTTAATCTACTGGCAACATCCTCAAATACCACATTTTTTGCTCCGTTAATAGCTTCATCTGGTACATTTGATTGACTGTCACGAAGTCTTGTGATTTTCGTATGATCACCAATAATATTATCTCCGCCGACTGCCATAATCAGTTCAGAACATACATCCTGCTGCTGAACTCCTGCCTGTGTACTTGTCATCAACGTTTTCAATAAAGAACCAAAACATACCATAGTTCTTCACCTCCTAAAGCATAAATGTGATAAATTTTCTTTTATTTACTAAAATTACAATTCTAGCAAGCTTATATTAATCTTTCTCTGCGTCAAATAACACTCATAAAGCATTTTTGCCGGAATCAGTCTTATCTGTATGTTTTCCAATCCTAATGCCTCAAGCATAGGCATCTTGGCTATACCTTTCTTAACAATTTCAGTTTCTTCTGTCGGCATAAGAAAACAGTTTTTCACCACAGTTATATTATGTGCCTTGATAAATTCCCGGTATGCAAGCTGATACAGATACTGCTTTGTCACATCTCCAACTCCCGGATTTCCACGGAGTGTTTTCCCTTTTTCAAGTTGGATGTTATAATACTTCGCATCAAATATAATAAAATAATCAACTCCATCACACTTTGGAATACTAATCAAATCCGGGATTAAAGTATCCGATGCAGCTTCTGTTGTATCAACTCCCTCCCATATAGGTTTCTCAATAATTTCTATAAGAGTTTTCTTCTTCATTGACTGATACTGTTCCGCCAAAGGTGCTGACATCTTAAGCTGTCCCAATGATGTATGCAGCTTGTTATCAAAAACCTCTGCACAGACCTTTTCCCAAACTGCATGGTAAGCCGTTGTTCCAAACATACTGATGCCATCATTTTCCTCAAGCATTCTTCTGTCTTGTGAAATATAGGCATACAGAGTCTTTAGTAAAATCTGCCTTCTTGTATTAAATTGAACATTCAATTCCTTATAAATACGCTCAAGAATGTAATCTCTATCTCCAAAATCCTGTAAACTCTCTTCTGAGAGTTCCAAGGCATCCATCTCGAATAATGTATCCAACTGTGTCTCATGCAATTGATGGGAACATTGTGTCAAAACACACTCATGCAGTCTTTTGAAATAATCCATATCATCATCCACGGTCTTTCCCGTGTACAATTCCATATAATATGGACGATTACCTTCAATTAATGCAAAGCTCTCATCTATGGTTTTTCCCCACAGAATCTCGCCCTCTCCATTCACTTCTACAATATCTTCACTGTTAGTGTAAATTCCGTACTCATAATAATCATTCAGTAAGAAAAGAATTACTGCCAAAATATTAAAGCTGCGATTCTCCCCATTGCCATTGAACACATTTATTATCTGTTCTTCAGAACGACTGTACCTTTCCAGAACCTTTACCACCTGTTTCATTTCATCAAGCGGATCTTCCCTTTTAGATAAAAGATATTTCGGAAATACCTTTACAACACGACTTCCACAAGTGATAATTCCCACATAGGTAAATACATAAAGACAATCACCGCTCTCGGCTGTTTCTTCTGTAATCTCTATATCTTCATCCATCAAGTCAGACATCTCCAACTGGTCCGTACTATTCTTTACACTTTTCAATACTCCGAAGGCTTTCAAATTCTTTATGAACTTTTCCACGCCGGATTCATCAAAGGAGAATATGCTTTTTAAATCATTCTTGGTGTATCTTTTTTGCTCTCTGACGTAGCTTGATACAATTTTCATTACGCATCATTCCTTTGTTTATCATAAAATATCTCTCTGAAAGTTGGTCCAAATATTGCCATTCCCTTTTCATCAAATGCCTCACATACTGATGAATATTTACTACTGTCACAGCCTTCAAAGAATCTATGCTTCCCCTGTTTTACGGCATCCTCATAAAGATACATAATAACTTTACTCTTGAATGCATCGATGAATCTATCGGTATCAATAAGCATTCCATTTTCGTTAGATGTAATTACCTTCTTTGATAGGAAAAATGGTCCCATCAACTTATCTTCATTAATCTTGAAATCAGAAGATGACATCTTATCATTAATTGCCTTACGAAGAGTATTCCATTCAATTGGCTCATCACTGCCAGGAAGCATAATCTTTCCGATACCCTTTATCTTTTCTTCATTCTCATTAATTCCAAGATATTCAAAATCCCATCTTCTCTTAAAAGCTGTATCCATAGGAAATACACCCTGGTCTGCACTATTCATCGTTGCCCATATAAACATATTGTTTGGGATACGGATTTTTTTATAGTTATCAGCATTTCCTCCAAGTTCCTTTGCAAGGTATCTTCGGATGTCTTCCGATGCTTGAATTTCATACTCGCTGACACCATCATCATCCCGGTCAAGCAACTGAAATACATCACCAAAAACTGCTGCCACTTTAGCTCTGTTGATTTCTTCAATCAAAAGAAGATGTGGTTGTGGGGTATCTGTTCTTCCACTCTTAAGAGCTTCTACATAAACTCTCATAAACGGACCGGGAACAAAATCATAACGAATGCTGTTACCATCTTCATCCATAACAGGCTTATATGTTCCTACAAACTGCGAATATGTATAATCAGGATGGAATGTTACTCTCTCATAGGTACCTGTAGTATCTTCCATCAATTTTTCACAATCATCCTTTAATCCATAACTCTTACCTGTACCAGGTGCCCCAAATACAATACGATTTCTCTCGTATTTTGTCTTAATATCTGTATTAAAAACTAATTCCATATTTTCATCTTCCTCTTCAATTCTGTCATCGTCTTTCTGATATGTACCACGTAGCAAGTCAGATACTGCGGATTTATAATCATTTAACGACCAAATAGACATTGCTGTCTTTAAGGAGTTATGAAGGTCGGAAGATAAAACAGTTCTGCTGATATTCTTCTTAAGCCATCTAACCTTGCGCGTATTCTTATAATCAGAACTCTGGTCAGGATATTCAGTTTCATCATAGTAGTATTCCGATTCAATCCTACCAATATGGAACACAGAATTTTCTGCGTAAATAATATAATCACCTTCCTTAACATCATTAAGGAATCTCCACACCTGGCCTATATCTTGCCCCCTACCTCTGCTATTCTTCTCAAAATGCTCATCATAGAGATTGGCCAACGCACCTTTATCCGATATACCCGATAAATCTCCCATATCAGACCACCCTATGCAAACATGAGGATTGTCGTCTGACAAGGCATTGTTCTTTTCTTTAATATGAATTCCGAACAGACTATGCGTAAACACTTCCTCACAGTCTTCATCAGATACCAAATTTTTCAAATATTCAAGATATTTCTTTAATGCACTTCGCTGTGTATTATTCTTCTTTTCAGAATTATCAAGCACTTCAATTGTGCTCTCTACATCACCGATATTTGTTGTATAAAAGACACTTTTATCAGGCATTGAATGAAGATGCGTGTTAGCTACATTGCTTACATATTGGTCAATGGATGAACTACTATATGGATTTCCGGCATCAGAATCCCCTTCTGGCTTGACTTGTAATCCCATCCAATAACGAAAGAGTCTCTTGTTTCGTTCCTCTGGATCTTCTATTTCTACATCAATATCAATATCTTCCGACAAATATGGTCTATTGTCATAAAGCTTTAAGTACTCATATAAACCATCTTTTCTGATTGCTGAAATATAGATACCAAGTCTATTCTTAATTCGCTCAAACATATCACTTGGGATGTAATCATTAGGAATTATTATCTGGTTTCCCGGACCGTTTCTTGAACCATTTTTTGTTCCTGATATCTTTTCAATTATTGTTTCATTGCATTCCAAGCTGAATACATAATCATTAAATTTATCAACTTGATTATTTACACCAAAGCAAAAATACTTCATTCCATGTTTTAACGCATATTTCCAAGTAACACCTCTTTCATATGCGCCGCTATCTCTTGTATCAAAATAATTCTTTGTATTATCCTGCTTATGAACAAGTGGATAAATAAAAATAACTATTTTTTCTCCAGAATCAAGTGTTAATACAAAACCTCTATTTTTGGTATCCTCAATATATTCTTTTCTTTCTTCTGAAATACCTAAATACCCATTTAATGTATCAACAGCTTGCTGAGTAGTATATGCCATACCAACACCTCCGTTACTCATTGTCGAACTGTTGTAGAATGTCGTACACTGCATTTGCACAACATTTTGCAAACTGTGGTGGAACTGCGTTTCCAATCATCTTATACAATTCCATATTACTTCCATCAAAAATATAATCGTCCGGGAATGTCTGCAATCTTGCAGCTTCTCGTACAGTCAAAGTTCTCTGCTGTGAAGAATCCGGATGTATATGCCTCAATCCATCCTTATACAAATGAGCTGGTATCAAATTACTCGGCTCGTCCCATCTTATAACATGGTATTTGTGTACATTAGATGATTTACCTGTCATGTCTGTATAAAGCTGTTTTAAAGCCTTAATAGACGTGTATTCACATCTACCTAATTCAATGTCCTCAGTCAGTAACTTAAAGATACCAATATCCCTATCACTCTGCCACCTTGCAATATGATTGGGAACATTTGGATTCGGTAAAGAATGACGAGTTCTTGTTCCATTTACTTTTATATCTTCTTCAACAGGATACAATTTAGGTAAATCCCCTATTGCCTCTAACACTGTTTTCTTTTTCTTTGATTTATATTTTGGAAGATTCTCAGCATAAAATTGCTTAACAATAGCTTCTGCCTTTTCTCCAAAATAGTCTTTTTTAACGCCAAAAATAATAATTCTTTTTCTGTTCTGTGGAACACCATATTCTGTGAAATCTATAATCGCTTCACTCAAATTTTCTAATAGGCAATACCCTGCTTCAGCAAAGCTTTCTTGGATTATCTCTATAATGTTCCTATCTCCTGGTTTTGCACTTAATATTCCCGGAACATTTTCAAAAATAAATGCTTTTGGTTGATACCGCTCCAATACCTTAATATAACTCTCAAAAAGATAATTCCTGTAATCATCCCGCATTCCATTTTCATCTCTCACACGCCCTGCTATTGAATATGCCTGACACGGTGGGCCACCGATGATTACATCAATACCATTTGCTTCTTCTATCAATTTATCTAGCCCAACCGATGTTCCATAATCGCTATCATCATTCCATCCAGAAAACAACTCATCTGTCCTTTGAATATCAAATCTCAATACTCGTTGGTCAGCATCATTGTATTTCCACTTTTCCCTTAGCCTTTTTTCAAGATTTCGACATGGAGCCTTTTCCCACTCAACAGCAGCAACTGTATCATAATGACCTGACTGCTCAAAGCCATCCATCAGCCCCCCACAACCTGCGAATAAATCTATCGATTTAATCTTTTTATTCTTCATTATCACTATTCTCCTGAATTATTGATAACACAGCTTCACCTAATGCCTGCCCTAAAAGGGGCGGTACAGCATTTCCAACCTGTCTGCTTTGCTGTGTTTTTGTTCCTGTAAATATGAAATCATCTGGAAAAGACTGCATTCTTGCACTTTCCCTTACAGTAGGAACTCTGTTGTATTGATAATGAAATAGATTTCTATGTCCAGTATCCACCGTTCTTGCAGGGGCATTTCCGTTTAAACGTGTCCAAGCCATATGAAACTTCCTACTTTCTCCCCATCCTGTTGGAAGATCTTTATAATTCCCACCTTCTGGAACAAGTGCAATTGTGTCCTTAACCATTTGTGTATGATTTGTTCCAATATGATTATAAAGTATTGAACAATTACCTCTCATCAATTTCTGATAATCGGTTAACGGCTCTTTATTATACTCCGCTTCTTCAGTTCCCAAGTCATTCTCCAATGATGGCAAGTCACTAACAGCATCACGGCAGGTTAGATAATTTTCTGGTGCAAGTTTCTCTTTCGGAAATTTAGGAGTTCCAATATCTTTTCTAATCCCCATAAAGATTAACCTTTTCCTCATCTGAGGAACACCATAATCTGCAGCGCATAATATTTTACACTCAATGTTATATCCCATTTTCTCGAAACGATGCAGAATCTCATCTTTTATTTGTCCTTCATATAATGTTGCCATACCAGGAACATTTTCAATAATAAAAGCCTTTGGTTGATACTGTTTTACAATCTCAATAACAGCCAAATATAGCTTGTTTCTTTCATCATCAAAATTACGTGGTCCCGTCAAAGAAAAGCCTTGACATGGTGGTCCCGCAATTACTACATCTATTTCCCTATCTCCTGCAATTCTCTTTATTTCGTCAAAAGTTTCTTGCTTTGACAAATCTGCATTCAATGACACTGCGCCATTATGATTTTTAGCAAACGTATTAAGTGCAGCCTGGTCATTATCCACTCCTACGATAATATCAAATCCCGCATCCATAAATCCTTTTGAAAGTCCACCACACCCGGCGAATAAATCTATTGCATTCATTATATAATCATTCTCCTTTAGTTTTCTTTTGTGAATTCACAGATATCCGAAATATCACAATCAAGCTTGTTGCATATCTTCATAAGAACTTCCATACTAACTTGCTGATTTTTACTGAGTTTTGCCAATGTATTTGTACCAATGCCTGTAATAGTTCTTAAATCACTTTTATTAGGCATTCCTTTATCAATCATTAATTTCCATAATTTATTATAACTTACTTCCATATTGCACCTCCGTAAAATAACATTCGAATCCACATCATCTATTATAAACTAGGGAACATATTTTATCAACGGAGAAATAAAATATTTCTCCCTCTATATATTTTGTGCTAAAAAAACAAGTTCAGAAAAACTGAACTCGTTTTTTATTATGGGCGCATCTTTCTAAAACGTCTTCCAGAAAAATCTGCTTGATACAAGCCGGGACTCACATATCTTAAAAGAACATGATCTCTACCATAGTCATCTAAATCTTTAACAGTTATTACATGAAAAGGAGCTACATTCATCCTTCTTCTTAAGTATGCCCCTAATTCAGCTCCACCTTTTTTAGGTGATGCATCAGCATATGATAATTGTTTCGGATACACCATCAAAGGATTTGATTTTGATGGGTAATGTCTTTGTGACCCTTGAAAAGTCATCGTCATAATAGTACCATCATCCCATATTACAGTAACTGGATCTGACATTCTAGTCTTCTTTCCTCCATTTGTAGTTCTCGTAGCAGGATATGGTTGAAAAAGCAATGGATAATAGTCCAAATGATCAGTGAGAACCGGAATGTAAGCTTCCATAGCTTTACGTTTCTTTCCTGTATGTCCGTTCTGGTTTCCCCAGTTTGGTCCACCACCAATATATGTACATCTTTTTCCTTTTTTGTCAAAATAATATAATGGCATAATAGCAGTAAGCGGATCTGATGTAAGAGGTAAAAAACCTCTTGGTGACTTAATAGTTTTAACTTTCTTATTCTTTGCCACTTTAACTAATGGGTCATTAATATCTATAGAATTTTTCTTAATTTTTTTGTAATAGTCATTTAATTTAACTAAATAATCTCCTTTTTGAAGAACACTTAAATTCAATTCTGCAAGCATTTCAGCATTAGCCATACTGCACAATCCCTGCATTGAACAATTTGCCGAACCAACCATTGCATTAAACATATTATTGCTATCATAAAACAAATAACACTTTGTATGCACTCTTTGTGTGTTCACAAATGATATTTTCAAATTTGAATATTTCGCATTAATATTGCGCAAAGCAGATAATACACTAGGCCTTATCTTATCCACACCATACATACCATAGTAATATTCAAATGGCTTTCCCAATGCTGCAATTTTATCAATTATATCAGGTGAAAAATATCCTGTAATAATAACAATCCTATCACTAGAGTTTGCATTAATTAACACATTCTTTAGTAAATCATCTACTAAAACTGCCATCTAATCATCTCCTTGTGTTTTTTGCTCTTAAATCATCTATGCCATTATGGTAACACCTTACGGCTTAACTAACATCCTCATATAACATTCATACAATATGATATAAAAGAATTTAACGATTGTCTACTACCATTTAACGGTTATCCACATTTCGTATTTTTCATTTTCTCATTCGTAGTATTACCGTAGTCCCCAAATGCTCTAACTACCAGACTATGCCCCGTTTTGCCCCATTATTCCTGGATTTACAAGGTTTTTCACAGTCCTGCCGTGGCAGATAAAAAGCACTTTTATCATTGTTGCATAACCTCGCATTTCTTAGTTTTTCTTGGTATTTCGGGCTTTGTAAGCCTTTGTAATTTTTTGCTTTCTGGCATAATCTGGTTTATTTTCGCATAATATCGTCAGCAAAAGGTGTAAAATAAGGTGTATGTTTTTCTATTTTACACCTTGCTATTTTCAATTAAAAATCGTAATTACACAACCTGAATCCGGGCAACCTCTTCCCTGGCATCCTCAAGATTTACATGCGTATATGTATTCAGCGTTACGCTGATCTCTGAGTGGCCCATCAAATATTGCAATGCTTTTGGATTCATTCCGGATTTTGCCATATTTGAGCAATAGGTATGCCGACATACATGCGGTGTAATGACAGGCATCTGTACTTTATAAGTATTATTATACTTCTGAATGATATGTTGAAAATAATGCTCCCAATGCAGAGAATAACAGATACTCTCATTTTTATCAAAATATAAGAATCCACTTTTTCCATCCACCATAGGTTCTGCTTTGGGCGGGTTCCGTTTTTCTATTATTTTCCGAAAGCATTCCTCTACATCCGCAGTCATAGGTATCTTTCTCGTTCCGCTGGTTGTTTTAGTCTCTTGAATATAATATCCGATTTTTGATTTTTTCTGCAATTGATGATCGATGTTGATTGTATGCTCCTTGAAATCAATATCAGAAATCGTCAAACCACAAAATTCCGAGATACGAAGACCTGTTTTAAACAATATGTAGATTCCCTCATAATACCTGCAAAAATGAGGATCCTCCTTCACAAATCGTAGAAACTTACGTTCCTCTGCTCTGCTGATTGCCTCTCTTGTCACACTGTCATTCACAACCACTTCCATTAGCTGAAACTGAAATGGATTTTTCCTGATCAGGTCATCATCCACTGCCAACTGAAATGCCGGACGAAGAACTCCTCGGATTGAATGGATGGAACTATAGCTTTTCTTTTCTACCTGCTGAAGATGTATCAGCCAACATTTTGCATCCGAAATCCGAACCGTATCAATCCTTCTTTTTCCAAATGGATCTTTCTTCAATAAATTGATAACTGTTCCGTATCCTGCAACTGTAGTAGGTCTGACACCGGTTTTTGTTGATGTATATTTTTCAACCAGCTTCAGTACCGTCATATTTCCGCCATTTGTTGCAATCTGCTCGAAATGGTCCGCCTGGATTTTCTTCTCCATCTCTCGAAGCGACAAAGTACGGCGCTTTCCTTTCGGAGTTGCATCATTATGGTCTAAGCGCCAGCTATATACGCAGCGCTCCTTTCCCATCTCATCGACATACTTAAATCGATATCTGCCATCAGATAACTGTATTTCTCCATTGTGTAATATACGTCCTCTATGATCTCTCCTTTTTTCACTCATAATATTTCGTCTCCTTCATTAAATATTCATTTAACTTGGAAGACCGTCTCGGTTTCTTCATTATACCACAAGACCTTCCCTTCGCTAAGATAAAATGAACATTATTTTCATTACTATTTCTTCTATTCTGTTACTTAAACTGTACTGGCTGTATCCAGATAATCTTCAAATAATTTTCTTTTGAACCGTATATGAGAACCTACTTCCAAAATGAAATCCGCTCCCTCATTTTCACCTGCAATCTGCCTTAATCTCTTTTCTCCAATTCCGTAATATTCTGCTGCTTCGGAAACATTTAAAGAATATTTCTTCCAAACAGGTACTGTTTTTTCTGTATGATTCATTCGCATTCCTCCTCCCCTCGGTTTGTATTCAACAAGGTTTTCGCTTTCTCCATTTTCATACTTGCAATCGCTTCTCGTTTGCTTGTGCCTCCAACATACATGGGTGTACACATTTCCAAAATACGATCATAGATACGTCTTTTATCTAACATGGTCTCGTTTTTTATTTCTTTCAGCGGAAGATTGGTCGTGATGATCAATGGTCGTCCTGAACGGATCCTTCGGTCTATGACGCTAAAAATAATTCCTAACGCATATTCTGAATTTCGTTCCACTCCAAGATCATCAATAATCAAAAGCTGGTAAGAAGCCAATGCATTGATATATTCCGTTTTGTCTGCCAGTGGAAATATATCATCG